CTACTTGTCCCGCTGTACCCTGCAATTGATGTATGCGTCAGTCCCTGGCTTGGCTCCGTAGGACTGGCACATGGCATCGTCAGTTGCGCTCTTTTCCGCTCGGGCTGCTGAGAGATTCTTCAAGCTCTGCTGCCTCACCTCATATCCTTTGGTCCCCGGCAAACAGTCATCCCAGGCGATGATGCCAATTGCACAATCCAATGGATGGTTTGCGCACCCGCCAATGGCTAGCAGAACAGCGGCGCCGAATAGTCCTCTCATAGGTACGGCCCTCCCCGGCCACGGCCGAGTCTGCCACTTTTTCGATGTTAAGCGAAGTTCAGCGCGTGATAGCCCTGACATACGCCTGGCACGCCCGCAGCGCGATCACGGCGTTATCCCCGTCACCGGTGATGGCGAGAATTCTTTGAGCATGCGCTGGGTCAAGTTGGGCTCGACGGGCTGCATGAACCACGCCGACGGCGCTGGAGGCGGCAGGCACGTTGCAGCCACTGGCTGTATCCGCTGCGTCGATAAGGACTGACAGCCGCACATCAGCAGTGGCAAGGCGATCGCGCAGAGCAGCTTGGGTACGTTGGGCATCGGTCAATTCCTTGGTGTGTTGTTGGTCCTGGATGGCGAGCTGTTGCTCGGTGGCCAGGCGCTTATCCTGCTCGGCGCGGGCCTGGGCGGCGGCGACCGTGCTGATCCTGGCCAGGTCGTCCTGATGCAGGCCGGCCTGTTCGGCCAGCTTCTTGCCCATCCGCCAGTTCTGCACCTGCCAGGTCACGCCCGCGGCACTGGCCATAAGCGCCAGGACCATCACCGCCAGGCCGGCCAGCTTCTGCACCGGCGTCATGCCAGTGCCCGCCGTACGCCTTCAGCCAGAACGGTGTCGGGATAGGCATATCCAGCGTTCTCGTGATGAATGATTGCCTTGACGAAGCCAGTCATCATCGCCGGCTGGCTCAGGTCGATCTCGGCACCAGGCCGGGTTCGGGTATTGGCTTCAACAGCGCGAACATACGCAGCGGTGTCGTTCTCTACCGACGGTGCCCACCGGTTGATGATCGACTTCACGGTTTTCAACCCATGCTTTCGCTGGTATGTCAGCAGCAACTTACCCAGGGCGCGAATGCCGTTCTCCGGCGTATCGAATCGGGCAAAGCGTTTTTCGATAGCTGGGTCGGGCTTGAGCTGGCCCTGCCATTGGTTGGCCGGGTTGTAATCGATGTTGCCGGGGTTGTTATTGCGCACCCCTCGGGTTTCGGTGGTCGACATACTTTTCTCCAGGCAATAAAAAACCCGCATCAGCGGGTTAATTCAAGGTGTCTTAATTAACTTGGGGTCCATGTCGCCTCGATGAAACCAATTACATCCAGAGCCGTGCCACTCGTATTTTCCACTTCCACAAGCAGGAATCGCTCTGTAGCCGCAGCTTTGGTTACTGCGACATTGGTGCGTATGGTCGTAGATAGCGCCAGCGTTTGAAGATCTTCGCTGATCGTTCCTCCAGCTGAACCCCCATATCCAAATCGGATGTTGCCTGTGACGGCGCCGAGCTGACCGATTGCGTACAGCTTGTTCAGCGTCGCAGAACGCGTGGTTGTTCCCGGGAACACTGCTACTCTTCGTGTCGACGATGCTGGAATGCTCAACGCGATAGGTATATTGAGACGCTGAGAAGCGTAGCCAGCCCCCTTTCTGTCTGTTGCTTCTGACAGATAAGCGATCTGATTTGCATAGTTGCGTGAAGGGGTCAGAAGATCCCCCAGCGTTGGATGTGCTGGTGATCCGACTGTCGCGTTAAAGCCAATCGCGTCAGCCCCTATTTCGTTGATCTTGCTGAGCAGAATTCCCATATTGTATGAGAACGTTTCTATTGGATATCCCTGAGCGATATCGTTGGTGCTCGCGATCCAAATCACGACATCAGGGTTGAGGGGCGCAACGTCAGTTTCGAATCGGCCCCACAACTGGTCCATTCTGTTTCCACCTACACCTCTTGCGTAGAAAGTCGCGTTGGGAAGGCGTTCCTGAAATCGCTCAGTCATCCCTGGGTTAGCAATCCAGGAATCGCCGAGGGTTACGTATACACCACGATCAAGCGTCCGCAGGTTTGATTTTGGGCGGTTAACTTCGATCTCGGAGACCGCAAACTGCTGACCAGCTGACGGCGCGGTAATTACGATTTGAAATGTCGAGTTAGGACGCTTCCGGAATGCAAGCTTTATGCAGGTAGGTCTCGATCCATACCCGGTGCCAGCAGAAATTGTAGTCGGCACGCCAGCAACGGTTTCTCGTACTGCAGCTGTTACAGCAAGCGTTTGATTTGGGGATCCACTCAGCACTGGGGTAATAGTGACGCGCACAACGTAATTCCCAGCTGGCAAGTCCCAGGCTGGAGTTACCACGCCAGCAAGCGCCGAATTAGCCGTTATACCAAGAGACGGATACGTAGGAGACCCTGGGTTCTCATAAGTCACACTAGCCAGCATGTTTACGACAGTTGTTCCCTGAGTGGTGTACCCATCTGTCGGGCGCCACACCAGCACACGCTCGCTCTTGTGCATCAAGTGACGGATCGTATAGTCAGCGATTGTCTTGAAGCCGTTTAGGTTTGGATGAGACACGTCACTATAGAAGTTAGAGACCAGGGCGCCTGACGCGATCGGCTGCTCAATATCTGTCTGTATAGTCAGCGCGCTGGAGTCTTTCGACTGGACTACGGCCGAGTAATACTCGTTGTTAGAGCCGAGGTATGTAATCAGCTGGCCCACCACAAATGATGCAGTCGAAGCTACCGGGATAATCTTTCCCGAACCTACCGCAGCTGTCGCGGTAGTGGCTGTTGTGCTTCCTGGCTCTCCAGCAACAAAGCCCACGCCTCGAAGCACTCCATAGTGCATGTCAACGACTTGGTTTAGGCTGCTTTGCGTTGTAGACATGTCAACGGTGGCCCGTCCAACGGCCGACCGCAAGGAGTCGATTCCTTGCTGCACCGTGCCGCCGGATGATTCTCCGACCATTGACGCGCCGCCATCGCCTGCAAGAGCCTGGCGCAGAGCGGCATCCCCTACAGCCTGCAGCTTTGGCGCATCCGTAGACCAGGTTCCGGTAAAGGTCAGCGGGATATCAGACGCATTCATTACCCGGTACAGCTCGCCAGAACGCTGAATCAACTGTGTCTGTCGGTCAACAACGACATTTGCGCCGTATACCAGGTAGGTAGACTCATAACCCTGGGCGATCAGGTAATCGGTCACCTGCTTCATGATCCCTTGCCACGACTTCAGCGGGACGCCAAGGCGGCTGAGGCACTCACCAAGCGGACCATTCATCAGCTTATCTAGGATCTGAACGTTATCGATCAAATCTCGCGGGTCAGTAGAACCATTCGGCTCAACAGGATTTCCGGTGTTATAGGCCATGGTTTTCCCCGAGGCGAAAAAAAGCCCGCTCAGTGGCGGGCTTATAAGGTTTGGTGTTTACGCCGCAGCGGGCGGGTAGTTGTCGTCGTCTGCATAGAAAACATCCGAGTACTCAGTAGCGGTTACAGCGCAGGATCCATCCTGATTCGGGGCGATTTCGGTGATCATTGCCGGGTAGCCGACTTGCTCGCTTGGCCCGAACAAGAATCGCGCAGGCTCAATGCTCAGGTCGGTGACGATTTCGAAGTCAATCGCGGCGAGCGGGACCTGGACCTGGTGAAAGCCGGCGTCCTGTGGAGCAAACAGGCTGGTGACCGTACCGTCGTGACGGCGAACTACGGCGCGCGGAGCAACCATCGTCCAGTCCATCTGCTCACTAAGGGTGAGCAAATACATCTCGCCCACTTTCTTAACCCCCATGATCAGCGCGCTGCTGGTGGTATTGGGTATGTCGTCGGCCAGCGTTATGTGGTCGATATCGTCGAACACCAGTGCGTCCATTTCCGTGTCGACGCTATATCCCCAGCGCGAGAACTGGTATTTGCGCAGCTGCCTCATCCCGATGCGCCATGCCCTGGTTCGGTCAGACACACCGTCCAGTTGAATCTTGTCTACCTTAAGCCCAACGCTCCCAGGAAGACGGCATTGCACTGTCTCCTTGCGGTTGGTGTATTGGTCGATGTATTCGACATCTACCCCGTCGAAGTCGTCAGGGCTTGGCGCAGTGAAGCTGGCAGTCAGTTCGCTGGTCATTTCGTGCGGTGTGATCACACCCCGCGGCGGCTGAATGCCTTCACGCTTGACGCTGAGCAAGCCATTACCGCTAGAAAGGTGAGACATGCCAGCAGTGAAAATTCCCTGCAGAACCTCACGAACCGGGTTCGGCTTCTCGTGGGACATGTCATATAGCTCGCTACGCGGCGTCCAATATTCTTGGTCTACTGCGTTGAGAGCATCCATGTCGATTAGCGACTCATCAATTCCGAGCCCTTGGCAGACATGTAGTGCTGCCCCTCTAATGGATCGAGCCGGCGCATTATCGTAGAGCCGAGTTGGAACACAATTGACCTGGCGCTCAGACTGCGCGCTCAGGCGATCGCCAACGCGGATATCCATCGTGATGACGGTGATCCCATCATACGATCCCGGATCTGGAAGGAGTGTGCGCAAACCATACCATTGGATAGCGTCACGAGCTTGGCCGCCTGCTACCGGCTCCACACGCCGCATTTGAAACTCAGGACGAAGCGGATAAGGGAATACCACGCGGTGAGTAAATCCAATTTGGTCTGGTGTCGCTTCGGTGTATACGTGGGTGATATTGGTCCATGCGCCACCGATCGCAGCATCCCTCCAGCGAACCTGAACTGACTTTGACGAGATCTTTATATTTCCGGACTTGCTGTAGTAGCAAAGCCCCTGACTGAAGAAGACGTCGTACTCAGCCTCGGTCGCGAGTTCGTATTCAGGACAACCCATGAATGAGCCGATCCAGTTCCCGGAACCGCCACTGCCAGACATAGAGAAATCAAGGAGCGTGCGTGCTGTAAATCCAGGCCAGGACGAGTCAACAACTCCTGTGTCCGTGATGCGCAGCACCGAAGCTGTCAATCCGCTAACAGATGCAATCTGGTAACGGAAACCTCGGTATCCTAAGGCTAAGCGTTGCTGCCCTGGCGCCAGCCCTGAAAACGGTGATCCGTCATCGTATTCCAAGGTAATGCTGGCAGGCTGTTCAGGCGATCCGCCTGTTGAGGCTGTTCCTACGGTGTACGTCGGCCCCGAGCCAAAAATCGGCACCGGGGCGCTTGTTTGGGATATGGACCCGCCTTTGTAAGGACTTAGTGGCTCTACCAGCCTGACTCGTCCAGAGCTTTCCTGCGCAACCAGTCCGATCCCTGATAGCTGAGATGTGATGCTCGAAATCAATCCGCTCATGCTGGAATAGTTCGAGTTCAGCGAAACCGTGCGAGTAACACCCTGGAAGGTTACCGACCAAACCACCGCGCCGGAACTGAAGTCGTAGGTTGACGGTGAGGCGCTGGCAAGAACTGCGGAGGGGGAGCCGCCTACGCCAGGCACAGGCGCGACGTACGGCAAGTAGCTGGCGATTTTTAGGTCGATATCGGTATCAGTTCGAAGCGTAACTTTCATGCCAATAAATGGCCCAAGGTCGGCGATACCTCCGGCGATCCGGCTGTAGCTGCCCGCAGACGATACGGTGAAGGTATCCGGCGCTATGAGCTTTACGATCGTTCCCGAGCCCCAACTATCCGGAAACTGAGGACTGTTTCCAAGAAGCGAGACAGTATTTCCGCTAATGAGCATCGAATCACCCAAGGCGACAGACTCCGACGGCGCAGTGCTTGAGAGGTCAAGACCTGCAGTACCAGCGTTGGTGCCACCAACCTCTGTTGCTGGATACCAATTCCGCGCTCGCGAATCGCCGAGCAGTGATGCGCCAGGTTCGTAAATCGTGTAATTGACGTCAGAACCAAAGGCAGCCACTGGCGTATCTCCGATTTTTATGCTGCTCGGAGGTATTTCATGGCGCCCTCTACCAACGGATAGCGCCAAGGTTGTGATCATCATTCGCTTGTTGACGAATCTCGATACCGGAGGAACGAGAAGGTCTGGATAAACCTTCGCCCGCCCTAAAATCTCACGGATTGGGGAGTTAAGCTTTGCATGGTTCCCAGTTGCCGTTGACGCATCGAGATCGTCACCCTGTTGTTGCTTTGCTGCCTTGGCAGCCTTTGGCATTGTTAGAATCATCACGATCGAGATAGCGGCCAAGGCCACCGCAGCCCATGCCGCCGCTACTGCGCCAACAGCGCGAGCCTCTGGATAAATCTTCACGTCTGTATCGCCGTCAACGATGGTTGATGACCACTCAGAAACAGGAACCAGAACACCACCTACCTCAATACAGATAGGATGAACCGCGTCAATTTCGAAACCCTTCGCGTTCTCCGACAGCCACCCAGCTAGTGTTGTCTGGTCTTTGACTTGGTGCCTCTCCAACGGCAAACAGTCGCCCTCTTTAACGCCAATTCGGGATGGGTAAATCTCGATCACTTGTAGTACTCCACACGCACAAAGCGGCGCTTGAGCCTGTGCAACGGCAGGCAGATGACGTTCTGTTTCTCGGTGATTTCGAATGCCTCAAGGGATGCGCCGCACCTGACCACAACACCTACGTGGCGCATCTCACTTCCCTGGTACAGAGCAATCAAGGCGCCCTCTTCTGGCTCGCACGGGGTGAGCGTGGGAAACCACTTGCCGGCAACCTCGACCATGGATCCGTCACCGGCCCGGATGTCAGCCCATTCAGGCCAGTCCGGCAGACCAAGGTCGCGCCTGACCTCTAGAACCAGCCCGTAACAGTCAACGAGCGGCCACACTCTCCCGCCCTCGTGGTACTGGCCAGCGAGGTATTTGCTGTGATCAATCATTATTGGTACCGCATGCCTGGGGCAAAATCGCCGGTGTAGTTGAAGCGAAGCCAGAGGGTTTCGAGCAGGTTGAAGTAGCCGGCTACGATCTGAGCCTCGGTTGCCGTCACGGAACCGCTTTTGACCTTGTACCGCAGGATTTTTGACGGATAAGCCAGGTCAGTGCTGATGTACTCTCTGTACACCAGATTGATCTCGCGTCGATCCTTCAGCGCAGCACGCAGGAACCCAGAGACGCTGCCGTCAATGTTGCACAGCGCAAACTTCAGGTCTTGTTTTCCATCGCTTCCGCGCTTTGGCAGAGCAATCGATATGCCGCAGGCGAGAAACGTTGCCAGTCCGCCAGTCTCAAGACCAACTTCCAAATCCTCGAACCCATCCGTGAGGAAGTGGCGGGCCACGCCGTCCGTGATCTCAAGCGTTCCATGGAGAATCTCGGTGCCGCCGCTTGAGTAGAGTCGATTGAGTACAAAACTCGTCATGATTGCCAGTCCCTACTGATCGCCATTACGTTGGGTACAGCGGCACGAACCCAAGCGTCTGGCCAGCCGGCCCGTAGACCGGGAACTTTGACGACTGGCTGCCGCCAGCGGCCCCAGCAACCGCGCCGGGCAGGGCAGGGCTATACCGCCACCAAGTGAACCCAATACATTTATCGTTGCACCGGCATCCTTCCCGACATAACCCGACCCAGGGCTGAGTGGGACAACCGAGTTATAAAAGATAGAACTGGTGTCGTAGGCGTACATGCAATACGCGACCGGCGAGTTACAGACGGTGCCCGTAGCCACGATCCGTGCGGTTCCTGTGGATGCAATAGAATGGAGGGCTCCAAGGATGTCCCCGCCAGTGATGGTTACCGTAGAGTCCCCACCAAACTGCACCCCAGTGCCAGTTGTTCCAGCAATTGAAGGATTCAGGATGTTAATCCGCTTGCCAGTCCCCACCACTCCCTGTTCGTTTCCACCCCTGACTTGGGGATAGAGGGTAAAACCATCAATACGCCCGGTGCTTGTCTCCCGAAAATTAACTGCCGGCCCTATGCCATAAGCCACTGCGGTGAGAGTAACCCGTGCCCAGCAGTCAATAAGATTTCCGGCGGCGGCGGTGAGCACCTGAACGCCCCCCGTGACCGCGCTGCGCCAATTCTCTCCGCGCACGTCCATGTAGCAGCCGTAAGTGTCAAAACTCACGGCGTTTGAGATTGCCCCAGGAGCGCTACAGTTTTTAGTGACCAGATTTGTAAACCCGCTGTAACTGCACGACTCAACAACACCGCCGGTGTCAAAGCAGTTTTCGGCGTAATCATTTGTGTTGGTCGAGTAGGAACTGGAACAGAAGAAACCATCTGCCGGGCGATCTGAGGTTCCGCCATTGAAGGCCTTGCAACGCTCAGTGTTCACGCGGATGCCGGAACCGGATGTGGCAATGCACACCCCTGGGATTTGGCTCGGCGCCACAGGGGATCCGATTACGTTGCGCCCGATACAATCGATAAGATCGCAGTCGGTGCCCGAAGAAATTTCGATAGCCATCGTTCGTGTGGTAAGGACGCCGAGGCGGTTAAACGAGTTTGCATCCACCTCAAGGCCGGTGATTTTAAGACCTACCGGGCTTACCGAGCGAAACGTCACCTCATGGGAAGTGTTTGCCTGGGAAATGATCGAAAACTGCCCTGGCACACCATTGATCGCGCGACCTGCGGGCGATGGAAAGGTAACACCCCGTGACACCAAAAACTTACCAATACCTGCCAAGTTGAGTTGGGACGCGTGGAAACGGTCAATGGCGTCCGCGTCGTTGGTTACCCCGTCCCCCATTGCTCCGGCGGCCTGGTAGGTGGCCCAGCCGGTGTGCTTCATGCGGTACAGCAAACCTGCGTTGGTTCGGATAGTGTCGACATCGTTTGCCACCGTGGTGACATCCGCGAAGTCAGCCTCGTACTCGGTGTTGATGATCGGTCCACCAGTGCGATACCGGGAAAGCTTTACCTCGGTAGCGGGCGTGGTCGAGGGCATCGTCTTCAGTACTGCCAGTGTCGAAACCAGGCGCTGGCCACCAGGCAGCAGGCTGATGCCTTTGTCGAGCGCGGTAGATGTCAGCTCATTGCGCAGAACCCCATCACCGGCAACCAGGAACTTCGGCTCATCGATGGCCCAGTTGCTGACCGTTGTGTAGGGCAGCACCAAGGACGGGCCCGGGCGATAGTAGTTTCCGTTCCGGCTGAATACCTGGTTCTGTGCCCCGATCGTGATCGGACCAGACGCATAGTCGCCGAGAAACTGAAAACCTTGGTTGATCAGGAAGTTGGCGAACTGCTTTTCAATTCCCGTCCAACTGAGACGGATCACGCCCAGGCGGTCAACCCAAGCCAAGTTTGGCGAATTGACCGCCACGTCGAAATTTTCGGCGTTGTCCTTGAGGTCTCGCGGGTCAGTTGAGCCGGTCGGCAGCACAGGGTTCAAGGTGGCAAAAGTCGTCATCTCAAACCTCGTCGGCGATCTGTTGGGCGAGCGCTTTCTGATCTTCGCTCAGTTCTTCCGGAGGATTGATTGTGGCCGCGATCAAAACTTCGTCACGGAACACCTCGGAAATTGTCTGCTTCTGCCCACTCACGGTGCCGTCTGCATGAATGCGAACGAGCACTTCGTAAGGGCGAGTGTTTTCAGTAAGTGCCATATCAGCTCACCGTGGTGGTTGTGTTGAGGATTTGCCAAACGCTGCCGTTGCTGCGGCAACGCTTGGAGCCGCCAGTTGCGTTTGTGACGTCGATCTCGAAGCCGGAAAAGGCGCTGGCAGCCGGCAGGCTGGCCAGAAGGTATTGGCCCACCAAGACAGGCCCTTGAACGGACAGCGAGGTGGTGAAGGTTGGCGCGTTGAGAAACGCGAACTCACTCCATGCCAGCGGAGTTCCGGCACTCTTAACGCGCACGAATGTTCGATTACTGGTCAGCTGAGTCCAGTACTGCGCCGCGTACTGCCCGTTCGGGTGCTGATTATGGATCCCGTAACCCTGCCCTGCCGCTGTTCCAGCCCCAATAGGGACGTTTATAGTGGCAGCGGTGCTGTTAAAAAACTCGGTAAATGCCAGGCTGTTCAGGTTGCCGGCTTCAGCAATGCTGACTCCCCCGACACCGAAATCACCCACCCCAAGTGCGCTAAGGTTAGTTCGGGCGCCGGCTGCGGTACTGGCACCAGTGCCTCCTAACGCCACGCTGACAGAGGATAGGACTGCAAGCGAGCCGAGGCCGAGGTTAGCCCTGGCCCCGGCAGCATTATTTGACCCGGTACCGCCATATGCCACCTCAAGCGATACGGTCAGGCCCTTGATCCAGGTGATGTCGGTATTGACCCCGCTCTTAGCCAAACCCGCCCGAAGCTGCGCAGCCGTTGCCCTTTTCGAGACCCCGCCCTGCACCACCGGAACGAGCTCGGCGCCAGCGATATCGTTAGCGACGGGAAGACCAGATATGGTCGTTGCATCTAGTGTGGTCATACTAAAATCACCTCTCCGGATTCAGTCAAAAGTTGCTGACCGGACTCAGTCAGAAGTGGTCGATGGCTTTCTTTGAACTCTGGCCAATCAATGTTCATGGCAATGTCGAAGATGTTCATTCCAAGGATGAATTGCGGGGCATAGACCGCCCAGCCACCGGTGAGGATTGGCCGCTCCCACAGCTCCAGGGTTGCGGAAAACATGAAGCGATCCACACCAAACAGCGTCGGTCCGTCGTAGATATCCTTGAAGTGCGCCTTGTATGGCAGCAAGCCTTGTGGCGTCCGAAGTTCAACCTCGAACCACTGCGAGCCAGAGATCAGGACCTCTTCAAACCACGCCTCAAAGTACTGAGCCTCCAGATCACTCATATTCCAAGTGACCTTCGCCTCAGTCGGGACTGAGGAATACTTCCTCCGGTACCGCGTTCGCCCGGTCTGCATCGCCGTGGATTTCATTGGGCTGACCGGGCTGAACCCATACCCGTCTCGCAACGGGTAAGGCAGTTCGGATGGATATTCGATCATCGTGCAGCCCTTCCCATGCCGAGCATTTGCTGAATGGCTTTAGCGCCCTTCCCGTTGTCGTTAATGTTTGCGACGAACTGATCAATCACCCACCGGCCATCAAACTCACGCGACTGACTCTGACCCGCTTTGCTGGCGTCCTCGATCACGTTAACCACTGGTGCGGCCCCCATCTGCGTGCGACTTGCATCAGGACCAGTGCCCTTTGCGCCTGGGCGGATTGGAGAAACGTTTCCTTTCCGCAGCGCCTCAACCGCTGCCACGCCTCCGTAACGCTGGATATCCTTCTGGCTCCAGACCACTTCGCCCTTGTGTACCGTGCCCGCAGCCTCGTTAACGCCACCCGAACCGGTGTATCCACCGTTCGAGAAGCCTATCCCTGCGATGTTGGCTACGTTGGCAGCAGTGGCAACGCCGACGGCGGCGGCAGCAGCAAAGTTGAATGGCGGCGGGAATGCTGCCAAAGCCTTCTGCACGGCCAGGTAACCGTCCATGGTGGCCTGTACAATTGCGGCAGCCTTGCCGATCGCGGCGAGCTTCTTGTTGCCGGACTGGCTGAGGCTGGCCATGTTGCCGAAGAAATCGGAAGCGCCCACCAGCAATGCCTGGTTCTTGGCCTCTTCGATCTTCTGGCGGTTTTGAGTGGCCTGCTGGTCGATGTTCGCCACGCGCGCGGCGTAGGTCTCTTCGTTGATCGCCTTCAGGTCCAGGTACGCTGCCTGCTTTTCAAGCTCAGTTGCGCGCCATACTTCCAGCTTCTTCGCCGCCTCGTCGAGCCGGTCGATCTCGCTGACCGGGCCGCCAACAGATGCGTCGAGGCCTGGGGCCGTGGGCGCCTGCGTGACGCCCTCAACAGTCCCTGGCTTTTGCGCCGCTTTGAGGTTGATGTCACGAATCTTGATCATCGTCTCAAGCCGTTTTGCGGCTTCGACGTTGCCCTGTCGCTCGTACTCGGCCAGCTGGGCCGCATCATCCAGGGACGACTTAAGGCTATTGGCTTCGCGGAGCTGTCCGGTCAGCGTGAGCAGCTGCACCTGGTCTTTCTGCGCCTGCTGGATGCCTTTGCTGATCACCGCTTCACGCTCAAGCGCAACGTTCTTCTTGAGCTGGGCGGTGATCAGTTCCTGGCTGGCCAGCAACGACTTCTGATCGGCGGTGAGCGTCTTCTTGCCTTTGATGTCGGCGAGTTGCTGCTCCCACTTGATCAGGGCCTGCGCCTGGGCGCCTACGCGCTCGGTAGCGATTCCCTGGGCGTTCAGCGAAGAGTTCTGCTGGAGCAGCACGGCCTGGGTCTGGCGCGCCGCATCTAACGCCTTCATGCCGGCGTCTTCGGTGTATGCCTTTTTCTTTTTCGGAGCCGACTCTTTGTAGATCGGGTTTTCCCGAATGGCCTTCTGCGATGCGGCAGCCTGCTCTTCACTGATGATGTAGCCGGCGGCCCGGGCTGCATTGATACGCTTTTCATCTTCCTCAAGCGCCTTGTTCATCTTCTGGCGCTTGGTGAAATTCTGTTCAATGCTTTTTTGGAAGCCCTCGTAGGCTACCTGTCCGTCTCGCTGCACCTGCGCTGCATGGGCAGCAGCTGCCGCTGCATCCTGTTCGGCCTTGGCTTTCTTCGTGTAACCATCCAACTCAGCCTGAAGCGTGGCAATACGCTGCCGAGCATTTCCATCCTCAAACCCCGTGTCCAGAGTGGACTTGAGGTAGTTGATCTTCTGCTGGATGGCGGTCAGATCAGGCCCTTTGTTCGACTCCCTGCCGATATCAAGGATTGCATCCCATCCAGACTTAGCGGCACCAGCTAGGTCATTCCATGCGCGTTCAAGGGTGCCAAGGTTTTGCTTGATGTTGCCTGCGCGCTCCGTGAGCGCCTTTGCATAAGCCTCTTCCGCGATTGCGGCGGCCGCCTGCTTGTCGCCCTGTTCCTGTGCGGCGCGCACCTGTTCGTACACCGAGGCAGTCAGGAAGTTGTACTTCTCGTTGAGTTCAGCAACAGCCTTTACTGGGTCGTCGGCCAGCTTGTTGAACTCGGCGATGGTCGTGCCGACGGCCTGACCGGAAGCCTTCTCCCAAGAGATAGCGGCAATCGCGATTTCTTCGAAGCTGGTACTGGCAATCTTCCCCGAAGCGGCCAACTGAGCCAGAGCTGAAGCGGCCTGCCCGGTGGTGCCAACTACGCCACCAACGCGATCAGCCATAGCCGCGAGTGCGCCCGTTGTAGTGCCAGAGGCATTTCCTGTGGAAACCAGTGACAGGCGGAATGCATCCTGCTCCTTGGAGCCCTGATAGTAGGCCAGCCCAAGCGCGCCAACAGCGGCAGCTGCTACGGTGAACGGGTTAACCAGACCCAGGATGTAGCCACCAAGAGCCTTGGCCGCCGGGCCGATACCGCCGAACATATCCTTAAGCTGGCCGCCCTGCTGAAGGAACACCGTCAGCGGAGCCTGACCACCCTGGAGCGAAACAGCGATGTCAGTGAATTGCGCCGGTACGCCGCGGAGCGCCGCAGCTGTTGCTTTGGCTGTCATGCCGGTTTTGCCAAGATCCGTATTAAAGCGCCCCAGATCCGCTCTCGATGTATTGATCTTCGCCTGGTAGTCCGAAAAGGTGTCAGCATCAATAAGACCGAGCTTACGGTTTTTCGCCAGCTCTTTCTCTTGCTTGTCCAGCTCGCCGAGCTTGCGCGTTACCGGGTCAATGCTTCCCAAAAGCGCTTCTAGCTGCTCACGCTGGGTTTTTACCTTATTCCCGGTAGCCTGAGCGGAATCGCCGACCGCATCGATCCCTTTGGCGGCCTTATCCATTGCCGGCTTGGCGCGCAGCCCAGCCCCCTCCAAAGCCTCAAGCGCTTTGCGTGTGTCCGCGGCCTTCTGCTCCGCGTCGCGGCTGTCGATCTCAAGGACCAAGCGGGAAGTTTGAGTCATGTTGCCTCCGGGCATAATTGCCGCAGGGCGGCGGATCAGTCTTCTTCTTCGCTAAGGCAGATCACATCCAGCGCAAACATCACCTCATCTACCTCCCGGCGATCCAGGGGGGATGGGTGTGCGTCGAGCCAGTCGGATATCTCGCGAGCAGACAGCGGAAGTGGGAAGGCTCCCACCATGGTTGTGATAAAGCGGCGGCCCCGGCAGACGCCGAAGAACGTGGCGAGCAGGTGTTTGGTGATCGGGTCGGTCGGCGGCTCTTCTGGAATCTCCATGCGCAGGCGCTCATAGATGGCCCGGCGCTTATCGGCCTGGCCGCCCCACTCCCTTTCCCACTCGAACCGGGTTACTGCTTTTCCACGGTTTCAGCCAGCTCTGTACCGGCTTCGATCGTGGACTTGCTGCCTTCCTGCAACACGAAAAGGAAGAAGTCGATATTGGCTTCCAGCAGCTCAGTGCACGCGCCGGTGGTGAACTTGAGCGGGTTGCCTTGATCGTCCTGAACGCCGTCCCAGTCCTTTACGATGAACTGCGCCAAAAGCGCGCAATGGCTCTGGTGCTCGGTCATCTCACCGGCAACCACCCCGATCTCGCCCTGGGCAAAGCTTGCGTCATTGCGCTGGATGCGCCGTCGTACTCGCTCAAGCGCAATCAGGTATTCCGGGTTATCAATGCCGCCCAGTTGGATCTTGGTGTCTTCGTCGAACTTGGCCCACCGCAGGTTGGTGGTCGGTGCCTTTTTGCTCATTTTGAGAGCCATACAGAATCCTCAACGCCGCGCCATAAAAAAGGCCGCCCAGGCAGGCGTTAGAGCCTGGGCAGCCAAAAGGTTGATCGTGTTACGCGGTAACCGTGATGGTCGAGGTGCTGGTCTTGGTGCCGTCGGCAACGCTGGTCGCGGTAATAACGGATGTGCCAGCAGCGACGCCGGTTACCAGGCCCGAACTGTTGACGGTTGCAACCGATGGGGTCTCGCTTGTCCAGGTCACAGCCTGATTCGCGCCAGCGGGTGCGACGGTCGCCGTCAACTGGCGGGTGGCCGCGACAGCAATCGAGGCGGTGCCCGGCGCGACGGTCACACCAGTAACCGCGGTCGGCGATGCCAGACGGGTGATGGTCGGGCTGATCTTGGCGACGGTGTAGTTCAGCGTCACTTCAATCAGGTCGCGCTTGCCGCCGCTTGGCAGTTCGCCGTCCACTTCCACAGCAGGGAAGTTGAAGGTGTACTTGTTGCCCAGGGCATCGGTGATCGGGAACACCACGGAGATTGGCAGACGGGTGAAGGTCTTCTTCCATATCTCCCATGCGCGCTTCGACCAGGCCAGGGTGATCGTGCCGGTGATGGCCGCTTCGGTGGCGATCTGCGCGCCAGGGCCGAGCTTGGTGTTGCCGATGCAGCGCTGGGCCTGGAGGCTGTTGTCCAGGTTGATGGTCATGGCCGATACGCAGGCCACGCCTTCGAGCGATTCACCGTCTACCGAAATCGTGCCGACGTTGTTGTTGGACAGGAACGGCGTGGTGGTCGGAGCATTCGGCGACACCACAATCGGGGTATCGCTATCGTCGTAATCCAGGCACGCCATGTTGAAGGTGGCTGTCACCTTGCCGTCGGACGGAATGTCGAGTGCGAAAGTGGATACGTGGGCCCCCTTGAACACGCTGTACACGCCGACATCGCTGTAGCCCTTGGCGATGCTGTAGGTGTTGCGAGTATCGCCCACAGACAGCACGTTGCCGGTCCATGCGCCGTAGAAAGCGGCTTCCAGAAGCTGATCAAACGAGGCAAACGAGAACTCCGCCGTCAGATCGCCACCGATATCGGTGCTGGTGGCCACTGAGCCTTGGCTGATGCGGGAATCTGTGATCTCGTCACTGACCGCGGTGTTGACGGTCGGGGTCAGCGCGTTGCCGGTCAGGCGCAGCGTGTCCCAGGTGCCGGTGGGGGTAACGCCTGGCGTGACCTCCTTGATGATGTGTGAAACGACTTTGGCTCCGCTACTCATTTTTAGCACCTTACTGTGTGGTGTTGACGTTTTGGCCCGAAGGCACGGCTCTGTTAAACTTGGCGTGCGGCTAGGGCATGCAACCCGAAAAGCTGGTTCATCACCGGCCTGCCGCACCCTTCAGTGATGATTACTCTTTGATGGAGAGTGAGAATGTTAGAAGTTTGGAAATTCGTATCAGGAATGGAAGACTCATATCAGGTCTCCAGCATGGGCTCGGTGCGTTCAATTGACCGCATATGCACAGGCCCTTCTGGTCGTCAGAGACGGCGAAAAGGCGCCCTTATGAAGCAAACTTTGAGCAAGGGATACATGGTCGTTAGCCTGTTTTCGAGCTCAGGCAAGGTGGTTCGAAGGGTTCACAGATTGGTCGCTGAAGCCTTCCTCGGCGCGCCAGAAGACGGCGCTGTTACGAATCACAAAGATGGCAACAAGCTGAATAATCAAATCCAGAATCTCGAGTGGACAACAGTTCAAGGGAATACCGTCCACTCTTACGAAACCGGTCTTCAACTTGGCCGGAAAGGCGTTACCCACCACAACGTACGACTTAGCGAAAACGACGTTATATCAATCGTTAAAAAACTCTCTAGGGGCGCTTCTCAGATCGCTCTTGCTGAGGAGTTCGCGGTAAGCCAGGGCCAGATATCTTTGATAAATCTTGGCAAGCGCTGGGAGCACCTTAACCTCAGTGCTTATGGATCCCCGCCATATGGCAGAACTCACAGACGATCATGATCAGCCGGCGCGGAACCGGATGTTCACGTTGACCTGGTAGAACCCTTCGAACTCGCCGGCGATTGCCTGGCTTGCCTCCATGCATTCAAGGTAGCCTGACATCCAGTAGGCGAAGTGCGCCTCCAGCGCATCGGCCAGTTCGGTTATCGCCTTGGTGCCGGTTCGCTCCCGGGCGAAGCATTGAATGCTGATCTGCCCAGGCTTGCGGGTGTAGGGTCGGTCGGCCATGCCGGCCATGAAGGCCGAGGCGTATTGGATGTTCAGCCTGCACCACAGGCCGGTGTCTGGCGGGGCAAACACTTGCGGCTGGTTCGGGTAATCGATCCTTGCCTGCTCAATGCCAGTGAAGGCCACCATGCGCGCGGTGATGAGCGCCCTGATCTGTTCGTAGGTCATTTGTAGGCCTCGGATACGCCGATGAAGGCCAGGTCGTAAACGCCGCCAGGGGCCTGCGTGGAATGGCCCAGTTCCAGCATCTCGCCGTAGGGGCTGTTTGTTTGGATGTAGATGACGGGGAATTGCCCCGACGCCTTGATGAGCATGCTGCCCTTGCTGATGGTTTCGCGGCCGGACGGGTCGATGTTGTCGGTCACGGTAAAGTCTGGCGCGCCGATCGATACCAGATGACTGCCTCGGAACGTGCCACCGATGTAGCCCTTCCCTGCTGCCTGCGCTTTGACGAAGTAGTTTTCTTCGCGCTCGCGCTTGGTCAGCTTCTTGAATGCCCTGCCACCGGTGCGCTCCGCGTTGCGGGCGTCGACGTTCGCGTCATACGCATCAGCCAGCGCCACATTCTTGGTGCGCAACGCCACGTTGGCCTGCCAAAGGTCAGGGTTGCCCACTGGCGACTTGAGCACCACCTCTTCCAGCATCCTCTGCGCAATGACGCGGGCCATCTGTGTGATGTCCTCGCCTGCTTGGTCGGCGAAGTCCGTGAGGCTATGGCTCCACCCTGCCTTGTTCGCCATCAGACCTTCCTCAGTTGGATCTCGTAATGGGCGCCTGCCGGGTCGGTCTGGACATTGACCACGTCGAAATCGTTGATCTTGTGGCCGATGTCCGGTACCCCGCCGACTGTCTCGTTGGTCAGGGCGATCAGCAGCTGGTCAGTGGCGCGGATGTTTACGCCGTCAACCTGGGCCATCTTGAACGCGTCGAACACGCCCCGGCCAGTGTAGGCAATCACAACCGGCGGCCCTGCGGCCTCGGTAACCGGGTCCCACGTTCCGGGCAGCGTCACGCCACCGCTGAAGGGCTGCACAGCGTCCGCCAGATCAGTGTCGAAGGCCTCGGCCAGATCCGCCTGGATCTCTTCACGTAGGCCCATGGGTCACCTGTACACGTTGAAGCTGAAGCCGCTGGCACGCCATGGCGCGAGCAGCCCCAGCGCGAATTGGACGCCATCAGGAAGCGCGGTGGATTTGCTGGTGTCGATCGAGGCGAACGTCTTGCTTGTGGTCACCGATCCGGCCTTCACCGTCTTGGCTTCCAGTGATCCCTCGGTCTGCTGCTGGTACAACTTGCCCTCAGAAGCGACAACCGCCAGCTCGGCGCCGGCCTGTTTCACCTCGTCCGGAATGGCGTCCATGTCGATGCCGACTAGGTTGAGCGAGGTCAGATAGGCGTTCGCCTGCAGCACGGCGCGGGCCTTCTTGTCGTCTGGCGCCCATGAAGGCCCGAGCTCGGCGTCCACGTCCGCCACGGCGATGTAGGTAGCCATCAGGCCTCCGTTTGAATGAGCGGGGCCGAAGCCCCGGGTGTTACTGGTTGGCCTTCAACAGAGCGAGCAACTCAGGCTTCGAGTCGTTGACCTTGTAGGTAACGCCTTTGGCGTCGAGCTGTTCCTTGATCTGCACGACGGTAAGATCATCGAGAGCTGAGCCGTTGTTCTGCGGTCCAGGAGTCAGCCGCGCGACTTCTGCGCGGAGCAAATCAACTTCACCCAGCAGTTCATCGCGCTTGCTCTTCAGTGAGGCGATGCCTTCGTGAATCGAGGTCAATGCATCGAACAGGCGAATCGGCAGTTCGCCGGCGCCAGGATGTTCCAGTGGAGCGAGACCCTCGGCCGCCTCGATCAGCAGCACGATGCCGTCGCGCTCTGCATTCAACTTGCCGATCAGCTCCTGCAGCGCTGCGCCTTCAACACCGCTTTGGCCATCGATCACCAGAACCGTCGCGGGAGCAGCCTGTCGCAGTGTCACTTCAGGCACATCGAAGGCTTCACCCTCGCGGTCTTCGGTGACGTTCGCGTCGACGATGCGCAAGCCGCGCTCCTTGGCCAGCGCCTTTACGTTTTCCCGGTACTGGTGGAACGGACCGGGCAGATACCAGATTTTGTTGCTCATGATCATGTCCTCGCGGAGCCGGGCAAAAAGCCCGGCTCAACAGTCAGGGGTTACTTGGAGGCGTCACCGATCAGAGCAACACCGGCGGTGTGCTTGATGCTGGTGGCGGTCTTGTCCCAGTTGGTGCCGGTCGCCAGTTCGGCGTCGGTCGGAGACTTGCCGCCGGCGGTGGTATCCCAGGTGTAACCCTTGAGACCCAGGCCAAAGGTGTAGTCGGTCTGCAGCGTGGTCTCGATGCGCTCCTTGCCGTTGGTGGTCTGGACGTTGCTGATGATGTCGCGGCCGTCGTGCACCATCGCTGCACCCTGCACCAGGGACAGAACGATTTCCTTGTTCGGCGTACCGGTCTGCATCAGCGCCGGCGCGTCGGTGACCACCGAAATCTTGCCGAGGATGTCCACCACGCGGACGTTGCCCGCCTGGAATAGTTGCTCGCTGTTGGTGAGCGCTTGACCGACCAGTTTGTGGTAGGTGGTGCCCTGCATGATCTGGGTGACCAGCGACTGACTCGCATCGCCGAACTTCGCGTGAGCGTTGTTCAATGCGGCCTGGCTGATGCCGGCGGTCGCAGAGACATCGTTAACAGCAGCTGCCTGAGCAGTGATGGCAGCCACCAGCGCAGCGATCGCGGTGTTCAGTTGATCCTTCAGCAGGATCTCGGCGAATGCGCGCGATGCCACTTCGATGCCCTGCGCGGTTGGGCGCTCCAGCCAGGTCATCTGCGATGGCTCGTAGCGGATCGGGCCGAAACCACCGGCGACCTTCACCGACGAGTTCTTCAGCTCGGTCAGGTCAGTGATCGGTGCGGCGCCGTTGGCGGCGTAACGATCGACGCGACGCTGGGCGGCAGCCAGGGTCTGGAAGAACGACTCCTGAAGGAAGTCGCCGGTGAAGCCGTCAGGCGAAAGCAGGATGGCGCCACGGCTGGCAGCGTTGAACGCCACCAGCATCTGATCCAGCGTCTCGATGGTCGCGGGCATTACGTATTCGTTGAAGACCTGCATTTGCGACAGGGACATGAGTGATTTTCCTTATTTCTGAGGGAGGTCTGGGAACCGGCTCGCGATTGCGGCCTGTCGTTCCTCTTTGGTGCCGCCGATGTTTCCTTTTGCGGCCCCGCCGCCTTTCCCAGCACCGCCGGCCCCGCCGCCCGATGCCTTGCTACCAGCGATCAGCGGGCCAAAGGCCGGATCATTGGTGAATTCTGCTTTCAGCTCGTCCAGCGTTGCCGCCGAGAGCTTGCCGGCCGCGTCCAGCACGACGACGGTTGGTTTTCCGTCGCGCTGCTCAACGCTGAGCCGGCGCTCGATGTGGGGAAGCAATGCCTTGGCGCTGCCAGGGATAGCCAGTGTGGTCGCGATCTCGGTAGCGGTACGGCCCACGGTCAGATCCCGGATCTGGCCTTGAAGGGTGCTGTTGGTGCTTTCGAGTTGGCCGGTCAGCTCAGCTTCGCGGCGTGCATACTTCTCGGACCAGGACTTTTCGAGTTCTTCGACGTTGCCGGATTTGCGCAGCGCCTCTTCGCGATCAAGGCGAGCCTGATCCTCGGCGGCTTTGCGCTTCTCGGCCTCTGCCTTCTTCTCATCCAACAGTTCTTGGACTTTCGATTTCAGCCCGGAAACATCTTCCGGCTGTGGCAACCCTTCAATGCCGAGGACGAACTTACCGTCCTTCTCGACGTACAGGGCCTGAATGGATTCGTCGACGCCTTCGAGGCTGTCCAGTTGGAATTTCAAGGTCATTGCTGTCTCCCAGAGACTTAGTGCAGGCCCTGCCTGCGGGCATAAAAAAGCCCCGTCATGGACGAGGCTTGTGTGAATAAAAAGCGATGAGAGCTTCAAGTTTGTTGCTTGGAATTACTCTTCGGCGGCCTCTTTGCGAAGTTCCTGTAAGAAATCGGCGTTCAATTCAGCTCTAAACTCTGCTGTAGCGGTACCCACCACAAGCAGCAGTCCGTCGAAATTTTTGGTGCCGAGCTCATGCTCAACTTCGAAAGCAATGGACGGGAAAAATGACGCGTCGATCAACAGCCTCTTGGTTTCGCCGTACTCATAACGACCAATTATTTGGTCGTACCCAGATAACGGCGAACGATTAAGCAGCATTTGTTTTTTAGCATGCGGAGATCGTATAAAAATGCCTTTTATCACCGCAGGCTTTTCACCCGTAGATACGAGATCGATCGTAAAGTTGTCGCTGGTGAAGTACTGGCTGATTTCAACCTTAGCGGTGTTCTCCCTTCGTTGACGGTCGGCCAAGTAAAGAGCAACACCGGCAGCCGAAACCGAGCCAATACCGGATACCCAGTCCGCAAGACTTCCCATGTCGGGTACAAATTTCACGGTTGACGTCGGGTTCATATTAATTCCGGCGATCAGCCCTAGTAATCCACAAAGCACGCACGCGAACAGCGCACCAATTCCTAACATCCATTTCATGCGAACCAAGAGTCCAAAGTGATGGCAATTCACCACTCTAAAGTCCGGCGCGCTCGAACGCCAGCGGCTCGAGATCCTTCAGTTGCTGGAGAGTCAGCGTCTTGCCGTGGTCGTCGATGAACTTGTCGAGGGTCAGCTCACCTTTGCTGAAAAGCGCATACCGGTTCGGCCCGAGAATGTCGCGCTGAAACGCCGCTGGCTGACGAGCCAGCCATTCTTGATAGCTGGTCTTGCTCGACACCAGCGTCACCCCGTCAGGGCCGATTGAGGGCCGCGTCGAGCCTTTGATCTCGCGTGCAAACTCGTCCTTCAGCACCGGAATCAGCGTCGTGCGGCAGCCCCAGTGATACGGCGGCTTCGGCCCATCCAACGGGATAATCGTCTGGTCGACGCTCATGCAGAACAGCGTGGTCTTCGAGTCCAGGGTCGCCACCCTGCGCATTCCTGCGAGGATGTCGTCGTTCGCCTTCAGCGTCTCCACTCGCGCCGTGCTGGCGATGTGGTTGGTCATGGTGCGAACCAGTGCGCCGGCCTGATCCTGCTGCAGCTGGTGAATGCTGGTCAGGCGCCGGCTGATCTGCTGGCTCGTCTCGCCCAGGCTCGAACCGATCTGAATCTCGCCGATGATCTCGGCGGCCTTCTTGGTTCCAAACTGGTCGAGCGCACCGCTGATGCTGATGCGCTGGATACCCTTGCGTGCTTCGAGCTGCAGCGGATCGGCCAGGGCAGCGGCAGAGATCATCTCGGCCGATGGCACATTGAGCTGAACCACCGCGCGGACAACCTTGCCCAGCATCGTCGCGTTGAACTGCGCTTCGTACGTTGCGAACTCGCCGAGATCCAACTGGGCGCGCCCCTTGAGGTCATCGTAGATGCCCCGCAAGTCTCCCTGAAGCGTTTCGATCTGAGAGTTGTAGCGGCGCGTACCGTAAGCGCTCAGGCCGTCCGAAACACGCTGCTTTGCCGTCTTGATGGCCTTGCTGATGAATGACGCCACACGCTTCAGATTTCCGCCGGCGTATCGCTGGACGTAAATCTGGTGACGCGTGGCGGCGTCCTCAAGAAAGCCTTCATTGCTCATCGTTTCCGCCTACTGGTGGCGCACTGGCCAGCTCTTCGTCGATCTTCTCGTCGGTGCGATCAGCTTCAAGCACACCGCCCTGACGCAGATTCACCCGGACATCCGACTTCGCAATGAAGCCCTGCTGCCACAGTTGCACCTGGGCAACGATGTCTTGCGCGGTCATCGTCTCGTCGAAGAACGACTGATTGAGCCAGAACACTGTGCCCTTCTCGTCCGGCGCATCCATCATGAAGCGCTCAGCGTCGAGGATGGCTCGCTTCAAGGCCTCGGAAACGTTGCCGGCAATAGTCCCCAGCACGCTGTTGTCGGAGCTGTACCGGATTCGAACAGCCTCTGCCGTCTCGGCGCCGCTGCCCTTCTGGACTACACGGGCGCCGATCATCAGCATCTGCTCTTCCTTGTCCTTCATCAGGGTTCGGGCGAGCTGGGTTTCGGTGGCCTGCAGCATGACTGCGGATCCGGACTTTCCGAGGTTGTGTCCGCGCCGCGAGCCGATGTGCATGCCGTTCGGGTTCAGTTTCGCGAACTCGTCGGCTTCGATGCTGGTGGTGATGAACAGCGTCGGCTGGCTGCTGATAAAACCGCTCTCCTCCACTGTGGCGCTGTTGCCGTAGTGCAGAATGTTGACGTCTGCCAGGTCTTCCAGCGGAGACTTGTCGATGCTGGCGTCGTTGTTCTGGGCGCCGTAGAAGCTGAACGGGATGTGATCGAAGGGCTGGCCGGCTTTATCGGTAGGCTGCGTCTCCTCGACACTTTCCTCGCCCTCCTTGTAGACGCGCTGAATGTATCGCCCATCGACCAGCAGCAGAACCCGGTTCTGCGTATACGTCTCGCGAGACAAATCGGTAGCATTGAACTCTGACACACACTCCCGCAGGTTCACGTACACCAGGCGCTTCACGCCATCGATCACCTGCTCGTCCCAGTCAATAATCGACAGGGCGTCGTAGTGGTGGATCAGGGCCCGCTTGGTGGCGAGATCCGCCATCGAACTGACACCGCTTTCAGTGGCAACTGTCGGGAAATCGACCAGAAAGCCCCCTCGCCCACTGTCCAGGCATTCGCCAACCGATTCCTTCGACAACTGCTCAAGGCTGGTGCCGTCGCCGCTGGCGTTCTCCTTCAGATACTCAACCGCAGTCGGCAGCGAGAGCTCGGCAGTCTTGCGGAAGACCGCCCCCATCAGACCGGTGCGCGTGCGACCGGTGATGTTGAGGAACATCGCCCGCTTCTTGTACTGTTTGTAGCGAGCCAGGTTCTCCGGTGATTTGTTTTCCGGGTCTGGCATCGGCAGATATTCGTCGTGCTTGCGCACCTCTCGCGCACCGGCTACGCAGCGTTTCACCAGCTGCCAGCCAGGCAGGGCTTGTGCGTACTCTGCCCGGGGAGTGCTGAAATTCGCCATGGATGGCCTCAGAAGCTGAATGTGACAGGAATGTGCGTGACCGGCCTGATGATCGGGTAGTCGTGGTGGATGAAGTAGCCGCCAGCGTCGTTCGCGTGGTCGACGCCTGACTTCTTGTCTGGCTCGCCATTCGGCGCCCACACCTGCTGTTCCAGGCCATCGGCATAAGTCGGGCAGCGCAGCGCGTTGACCAGATAGCGCCGCTCGCCATTGGCGTTGCAGAACATCGCGTTCATGGCGTTGATGCGGTCTTTCACCGGCGGGTTCGCATCCGGCGCGATGACGCTGAATCCCGCTTGGCGCAGGATGGCAATGTCTGTCTCGCTGGCATTCACCGACTTGCGAGACCCACCCGAGGCGTCCGGATAGATACGGATCTCGCAGGTTTTCTCGTAGTCCCTGCCGTTGTAGCGCCAGTAGCGCTCCTTGATACGGCGGATCATGTCGGGGGTGTCGAAGCCATCGATAAGTTCGTCGACCGCCCGAGGCTTGTCATCCGCGCGCTTGACGTGCGTGATGGCCGCCATCTTGCCGACGTTGAAGTCCATGCCGATGAATAGCGGCTCGCCTGGCTCAACAGCGTCGAAGCATCCATTCAGCTTACGGTCGTAGGCATGGTAGATCGAACCGGCATTCAGGTTGACGAACTGCCCATTGAGGTAGGCAAGGATCAGCTGAGGCGGGTAAGACTCCATTAGCGATGGGATGTAATCAGGCGGTAGGTTCAGCTCATTGTCGAACGTGCTGGCCTGGACCAAGCCGTACATACCTTGCATGCCGGGCTTTTCGCGCAATTGCTTCACGAACTGCTGGTAGACGAACTTGAAGCCTTCCGGGGTGGTGGTCACATCCACACCGTTCTTCAGCCCCGAGGCGTTGTAGCGCATCCGGGCGATGATCTTGCGCCAGGCGTGCTCAGCCTTTAGAGCGGGCAGTACATCAAGCTCATCAACCAGCGCGTGGCCAATCTTGAAACCAACGATGGTCTGGGGCTTCTCCATTGATCGGCAGATGGTGGTACTGCGGTACTGGCCACCGCTGTAGAACTCGACCTCCTTGTCGCTTTCCTTCGTCTTGACCTTCAACCCCCAGTCAAAGGCCACCTCTTCAATGGTTGGGAAGAAGATGTCGCGGATCTGCGGATAGGTCGGTGCGAAGTACCCCGAGTTGATTCGCGGCCATTCCCACACGTGCTTGCATATTCCCGCGCATCCGACCCACGTCTTGCCTGACCCAAACCCAGCAACAAAGCCGCGGAACTTGTTCTCCATCTGGAGGAACTTGGCCTGGGGGACGTTAAGCGTCGGCATCAGGCTTCCTCGCGTCAACCACGTCTACCTGTACACGCGAAGGCGGCACATTGTCGTGCGGGTTCTCGTTCTTGGTCTGGCGATTCACGTAGACGTCGCCCACTTCTTTGGCCGCCTGCTCGTAGAGTTGAGCGGTCAGCGCCAGGTTGCGCATGTTCTCGGCCTTCTCAGCCATTCGCCCCAGGCCGCGCAAACGATAGGCTCGGTTTGCGATGGGAATGTCGATCGTCTGGTTACGGAAGCGCTCTCTGGCGTCGTGGAACATCTCCACCCAGCGCTTAGCGAGCGTCTTGCTGCATCGCTTCGTAGGGTCGTGCGACTCCACCTGCTGGCGGCTCACGACGACGTTGAATTCTTGCTTGACGGCCTCTGCCACCTGTGAGGGTGTATCGAAGCAGGCCAACGCCTGAACGATGAAGGCCTTCACCTCGCTGCTCAGGGCTGCCATAGGGTTGGGTTCCGTCTATTGCTGTCTATCCTCAGGCCAGCTTGAGCAGACAGGTTCCGCAGGCCCTCGATACATTGAGTTTTCCCACCTCAGCAGGACTGTTTGCAGCGTCCACCAACGCTTGAACGTCAGGGCTCGCACCATAGCGGCGGACCACACCGACGAACTCTTCGACGTCGTGACCGCGCATCTCAAGCTTGGGCAATCCTTCCTGCGTGAACTTGGGTGCACCGTACTGATCCTTCGCCTGGGCTATGTGATACAGCTCATGCTCTACCAGGGCACAGAAGTCGGTGTCGCTGCACTGGGCGCAGTAATCGGCAGCCAGCGTGATGATGTAGGCCGGCACATCGCCGAACCAATCACGCATCTGCTGCTCCATCCTGGCTTTTTGCCAACCACCCGCGCGGAACGCTACCTGTTCGGCTTGGCCCAGGACTGTACGTCCCTGCTTGTTGAAGCTTGACGACGCCCACATGACCTGGATGTCTGCATCCAGTAGGTGGGCATGGTCTTCGTTGTGAATACTGCCGGTGTCGGCAAGGATCTCGGTCTGTAGCCATTCCCACACTTCGGGTGCTGGGGTGAGGCGGATGCCGAAGTCGGATAGGTCCGACAGATCAAGCAGTGACGATGGGGGGTATGGCCTATCCATGAATCATCCTGAGCTTGAAATAGTGGCGAGCTGCCGGTATTGGTAACGATCAATCAACGCAGGAAACACAAAATGGATTTCGAAACAGCTGAAATTGATATTGACCAAGGATCTGATAGCCATACCAGGCTCTCTGCAGTGCCATTCCTCTTCAACCCCGGCGAGCGCTCACTCTATATAGGTGCCGATGGATCAGGAGGCGCTGTTAAACGTGCTGGGTGGCTGGGCCTGAAGGCGGAACCTTTCAACGGCTGGTATTCGGCTCACATTATTTCGGTCACAGGCAACAAGGGCACTGACTTCGTATTTGAGGTGAAGCGGAATTTCAACACCCCAATCCAGGAGGGCGAGTGGTTATGGTTCCCCGCTATGCCGCAGAGTGTTGAAACGTACCGCGACTGACCCATTCGTGCCGCACTCAAATGCGGCACACCTACTCCGCAACCTCGTACTGAAACGCCCGATCAGCAGGCATGGCCGTAACAAACCGGCATCGGTGAGCGTTGAACTCTTCCCGGGTGGCAATGGTGCGCTCATACCGGGAGTTGGTTTTGCCGCTGAACCGCTCACGGTGAACGACCACACCGTCGCGCAGGAACTCGATTTCAGCCGATCCCAGGAGCTTGGTTACGATTACTTTCATGTGACCTGTCTCGCGCCACGATTTGGCGCATTCGAAAACGTGGCGCGGATTACTTGCTCTGGCTGCGGAGGATCTGGGCGTCTACCTGATCTGCGCAGGTGTCCAGCAGCCGTACAGCCTTGTCTTTCAGCTCCCACACATCACCATTGAGGCGAAGGTCTTCATCGCTGTCGTCGATGCGCTCGCATGGGATCAGCTCAGGGGCTTCAATTCTTACGGCCTGGGTCTTTGTTACCACCACCGGCTTTGCCGCGCAGGCCGTCAGGAAGAGGCTGAGCAGCCCAGTCACGCACAGGCTTGCTGTTGCGCTTGAGGTTTTCAAAGTTCTTCTCCGCCTTCTTGGCTTTGTCCTGGCTGGCCCTGAGGCGCTTCGCCAGGTCTGCCTGGTATTCAGCATTGCGCTTTGCTTCAGCGCGCAGCGTGGTGATGGTGGCCTGGCTTTCGAGGTTGGCGTCGACCGCCTTCTTCTTCTCGCCGGCTTCGAAGGCCACCTCCCCACGTAGGGCGACGACTCGGGACTGTTGGATGCCAACAAGCAGCAGGCCGACCAGGGCGATGATGATTGCAGCAGCGAAGGCCTTCATACCGAATCCGCCTTGCGGCCCAGGAAGCGGGTCACCAGTTCGCGGATGGCGGTCACGCCGAGGAACCCAATAGTCCCTCCAGCAGCAACCGATAGGCTGGGTGGCCAGGTCATCCACTCGATCACGCTGGACGCAACAAGGCTCAGCGATCCGCAGATCAGCGATTCGAACAAGATCCGACGCTTACTGGTTTCCTTCGCGTCGTACATGACTCGAAGCAACGATACTGTGATGGCCATGATTGCGCCCTGCCAGAGCGGATTGCTCAACGCCAGCCAGATCTTGGCCCATGTGTCTGGCTTGTCAGGCATGGTAGGCATCCGGGTTGCCTCCCCTCGGGGAGATTGATAAATCCGGCTCCAGCAGCACTCCCTGCTCAGTGCGAAGGGTGTGGCGGGACCGAAAACTGAAAGGCCCCGATCAATGTCGAGGCCCTGAATAGGTACGCGGTCTTTCCCGCTGTCCGCCGAAGACACTCCCAGCGTCGACGCCCCAATGCATCGATCGCGCTGATCCTGTCTCGTGCCACCCCGCAAGCATGGTAAGGGCTAGGGTGCACGGGCTGCCGGTGTTGATCTCGTACGTCGCACTATCCGGCTATCGACGTCCAGGCCATCCCGAAGGCTGTCCTGGCTACAGGTGTAACTGGGGCAATAAAAAAACCCGGCGCTTGGCCGGGTTCAGGGTTTCGTGTGCGTTTCGCGTTACTTGTGCACTATGGGAAAAGTACGCGGAATTCCCCGTCATGTCAATATGATTATGCCGCCTCCTGATCTTTTTCCGCGTGAATCACCTGCCACACCGGCTGCTGCGCCTGAATATCCACTTCCTTGATCACTTCTTTCAGGGATCCCCACAGGTCGAGCCAGTCGCGAGTCCAGTTCTTCGGATCGATGGTCACGCCGAAGAACGTGTTCATCTCGGCGGCTACCCGAGCCGGCCCCCATTCGGAAGCCCCGGCCACCTCCCCCTTGTACGACTGCAGGGCCAGGGTCACCAGGTATTGCGCCTTCACGCGCTTGGCCGATGTCAGGTCTGGCAATGCTGCCCTGGCCGTGATAAGCAGCACCGCATTCAGCAGGTGCCGCATGTTCATATCCGGGTGATAGAGATAGTGGTCGAACTACTGCACTTGGAAAGGCAGCGAGTCGATGGCGCGGAACACCTTGCCGAGGGTCGCGAGGTGAGCGGCGCGGGGCCGACTTAGGGCAATGGTAATGGGATCTTGCTGGCATGTTTGGTGCAGAAGATGTAGTACCCGATAGGCAGCGGAGATTCACCTAGTGTGATTTTCACTCGCGATATCGGAAAAACCGCATCAGCGCCGCAATAGTCGTTCCAGTACTCTCCAAGCAACTTCCAGTCGGCGTCGGTGACCTTCTGTTTGTCGAAAATCGCTACCATTTCCCAGCGGTCCATTCTCACAACGCCTTCAGCCCAAAGCTGATCGAACTTGAGAAATAATTGATTTTTGTGACGTGTTTGCATCGCCATGATGCTAATCCTCGAAAGCCGCCGACAAATGCGACGGGACGGGATGAATCTACACGGCGAAAGGTAAAATTCCAACACCTTTTAAAATTTTAAAATGAATTAGATTCTTAGCTTGAGGAATGAGCAATAAAAACCCGCCGCAATGGACGGGTCTGCTCTGGGTGTCGCGCTGAAAAAGCTGAACACCGTGCCATCAAAACAGCTCTTTATCCGCGAGGAAAGAGATTTCTACGCAGCTTCGCGAAACACCTCGATAGCGCAGTCAATCCAAGCCACGCCGGCCTTGATCAGCTCGCGAGCCTTGGCTTCACCCATGTCATTTTCCCGTGCAATCCGAAGTGCTGGGTACTTGGCGCCGAAGTAAAGCCAAATGAAGTTGCCCATCTGCGCATCACGCGCGGCTAGCTTGGCCACGGCCCGATCCACCACCAGCGCCACGTCATCCGTGATGCAATAGTTCTTGATGCCCCCCTCGGTCACGTTGTTGTCGCGAATCAGCGCATAGAGCGGTGACACGTACCGAGGAACGCCCATCCCATCCATCCGCCACCAGCCCCACTGTTCGAGCAGGTATTCCGTATCGCCCAGCGGCTTGTCGACGTAGGTGCGCTTTTTCATGCGGCTTTCCTCGGGGTTGGTTCATCCATGCCGAACAGTTCGCGGAGCAGCCTGTCAGCGATCTTGTTCTTGGCATTGCCTTCAGAAATCCAAAGACGAGCGAACGCCTCAAACCCCAGGACTGACCGTGATGCATGCCAGTCAGCGATGATGTCCATGAACGCTGCAGATCCAATCCGACCATTGGCCTTTTCCAGCAACAGACGATTGCCGGCCTTAAGAAATTTGCATTCAACCGGGGTCAGGCTCTTGCGCGGTAACGCCGCGGTGACGTTATTCATGGTTTTTGTTCCCCTTGAATTTGCTGGCAAAGCTTCGGCCCATCTCCACATCTTCGTTACTCGGTGGCCGCCCCTCGAAGTCGACAAAGCGGACGTACTTCCCCTGTTGCTGGACCATGCAGGAGCCCACGCGCGCATGACGGACCTTGCCCACGATCAACTCGGTTACACCGTTTTGGCCCTCCTCGCTCTCCATATCGCGATGAACCAAGATCACCACGTCAGCATCCTGCTCGATCTGACCGGAGTCGCGGATATCGCTGGGGCGCGGTCGTTTATCCGGCCGATTGGTTGAACCACGGTTGAGCTGAGCCAACACAATCACAGGAATCTTGAGCTCCTTGGCCAGGTTCTTCAGTGCCGTGGAGATCTTCCCGACCTCAAGGGAGCGGTTCGAGTTACTCTCGGCGCTGATCAGCTGAATGTAATCAATCAGCAGGACACTCAAACCCTCTCGACGCTGGCATTGGCGGGCGATCGAGCGAATACGCGCTACGGTCATGCCGGCCTGGTCGTTGACGTACAGCTTGGCACCCATGAGGACGTTGGCGGCACTGGTGAGCTTCGGCCAGTCATCGTCTTGAAGGTCGCCGCTATCGAGCGAGCTTAAATTGATCCCCCCAAGAGACGCCAGGCCGCGCGTAACGAGTTCTTCCTTGGTCATCTCCATGGAAAACGCTAAACCGGCTCCAGCGAGCTTACAGGTGACGTGCTGAGCGATTTGTAGGCCTAGGATGGTCTTGCCTGAACCGGTCAGCCCGCCAACAACGATCATGTTCCCAGGCCGTAACCCGCGCACCAACTCATCCAGCTTCTCAAGTCCAGTGGATAGGCCTTTAGGCATAGTCTTGTTAAATTTTGAGTCGATAGTGTCGATCACCGCGGGCAGAATTTCGCTGGCCTTGTAATAATCCTGCTGCCCATCGTCGTCCAGGTCGCGCAGATCTGCCGTGGCTTGCTGGGCCATGGCGATAACCTCGGAAAGTGGGCGCTCTTCATTGGCTGTGTCGTTGATCACATACGCGGCGTTCACAATCTGACGCAACACTGCCCGCTCCCGAACAATGCGAGCGTAGGCCTTCCAGTTGGCGGCGCTGGGCACATTCATGGCGACCTCGCCCGCATGGGCCAGGGTCGACTTGCCACTGGGCAGGCGCTGGCGGCAATCACTCAAGGTGACAACGTCGATGGGAACACCGGCGGTGTGGCAATCAATCATCACCTGATAAAGCGCGGCGCTCTCCAGATCATGGAAATCGGACACGTCCACCTTACTGCTGATCTCGTCGAACAACTCGGGCTTTAGCAGCACCGCCCCAAGGATGCCGAACTCGGCCTCATCACTGAACAGTTCGCGGCTCACACGTCACCCCGGGCCGAAGGCCAGTTGAATAACACTGCAGGACCGCCGGCATCGCTGAGCCGATCAACTGCTCGATCTCCCAGGCATTTACGCAAACCGAGAATGCCCAGGTTGGAAATCACGATGGTGGGCTGCAGACGCTCGTAGCGGTTGTTGATCACCTCGAACAACACTTGCCGCTCGAAGTCGCTCCCGTGCTGAACGCCGATTTCATCGATCACCAGCAGATCGGGAACCTGCAGCGCGCTGAACACTTGGTGCTCGGTTGATTCTGCGGTCTTGCTGAACGTTGCCTTCACATCACGAATGATCGCCAGGGCGGACGTATACCTGGCATGGGCGCCGTGATGACGGATGACGTGCTGCGCAACCGCACAACCCAGGTGTGTCTTGCCGGTGCCGACCTCTCCCAAAAGCATCATCGAAAGCCCGGCCTGCCAGTGCACGTCGAACCGTTCCGCGTATTCCCTGCATTGGCGAAGAGCAACGGCCTGGGGTTCTGGCTTGCTGTCCGTCCGGTAGTTCTCCAGCGTCGCCGCCCGGAAACGTGGAGGGATACCTGATGAGATCAGGTCCGCATTGAGCTGACGAGCAAACTGCACGTCCCGGGCAGCGGTGGCAATGGTTTCGTCAGCGGAATGCCGAGCATCGAAGTGACAGCGCGGGCAGCCGAGCCACTGTGCATCACCGATGAATGACTCAACGAGATCGTTTTCAAACGTGCCGTGCTCGTCGCAACGGCTGACAGCGGTGTTGATGATTGCTGGCTTGATCATGGTCGGGCTACTCGATACGTACCGTCGGGCTGACGTTCAAGCCCAAGGGTGTGGTCAATTTTGTCGAGGTCCACGTGATGGGACTGCTCGGTGTTCGCCAGGATTTCGTCTTCCCAGCATCGGCCGTTGAGCCAGGTCGCTGGCAGCGGGATGTACTGCCCACCGTCCTTGATCCAGTCAGGCCTCAGGCAGTGGTTTGCCAGTGCAGCAAGCAGGGTTTCGCGCAATGCGGCGTCAGGTTTGAGCTTCTTCCAGGCCGACTCAGCGTTTGGCCGCTTCTGGCGTCGCGGGTACAACCGGTAGAACTGATCGAAGCCGTCCAGCAGATCCGTAGCGGCGGGTTTGATATTCCGCTTCGGCTTTGGATCTGCCAGAGCGGGTTGATCAGGCGCGCGCTGCTCCTGCCCATTTGCTCCAGCTTGAGATTCCAGCGGCGCGTCGTCCGGCGGAGCATCGCGACGATGGACATGCTCTTGATCTTGTTCTTCTCCTTTCCTATTACCCTTCCCTTCCCTTCCGGGGTCGAGGCCTAGCAGAGGATTCGACGAGGCCTCGTCGAGTGGTGGTCGAATGTTCGTAGAGAACTCACCGACGGAATTACCTACAGGCCCCGGTTTCTGGTTGTCATCAGTGCCAGCCCCCACCGGTGGCGGACTGGACACCACCAGGGACTGAACAAACTCCGGGTACTTGAAGGTTGGCTTATCGATCCTTTGGTGCTCCCACCCGCTAACATGCAAATATCGCTTGCCAGAGTGCTCGTAGAAGGACAAAAGACCGTTCGACGACAGCTCGTCGAGCATTCGACGAATACTCGACGAGCTGATTTCGTCACCGGGAAAAACCCGGGCCTTGATGGTTTTCTCCGAGTCAGGATGATTGCCGCCATCGTCACAAAAATTCCAAATGCCAATGAACAGCAGGCGTGTCAGAGCCTGGCACTCCATCACCTGTTCACTGCTCCAGAACTCTGGCTTGATCGTCCTAATGCGCGCCATCAGATATCCAGCTCCTCTGTCACGCGACGGATGAAGGCATCGTAGGTTTCAGCCATCTCGAAACCCTGGCGCTCCAGCGACTCGCGGTAGGCCTTAGCGCTTCCGTAAAGCACCCAGCGCTCGCGCTCTGGAAGCGTTCGGAAGTTGCCGTAGGTTGGCCAGGGGCCGGCGATGGTGCAGGCCGTTGCAGGTTTAATTACGGGGATTCCCGCAGTTGATTCGACAGAGCCGATCATTGCAGTGTCTCCCCATGCTTGCGGCACATCCCGGCACCCATGGTTTCCACTGAGCCGCCAGACAGGCGCAATACCAGCAGGCGCAGTGCTGTGGTGGAGTCAATGGAGAGCGTGCGAGCCTCGTCCAACGCCAAAGCCTGCGGTGAGTGGTCCATGATCAGAACTCGAACGCGATCGCTGTAGTTGAACGCTGCGCAAGCCAGTTGTTGGTCCGTCAGGCCGGCGAATGCTTCATTCGGTAGGCACTCACCAGGGAACACGACGACGGGAATGCTGTTTTCTGGTCGCGGCTTCCCCTCCAACAAGTGGCGGCTCATGGCCTCAAAGTGATCCTGGGCAACTTGCCTCGCGTCGTGCCCAGTCCTACGCCTGAACAACACCTTGAGTGCGTAGTAGGCTCGGTACAGGTCAATGTGAGTGTCATCCTCTTTCTCAATGGAGTACTCCGGCTCGTCGATGACGTCTAGCGCGTCCTTGACGACCTCGAAACACTTCAGCAACAGAGCTGCATCGGGATATTTCTTGAAGTGTTCTTCGTCGATGACGGTGGCAGGTACCTCTTGGGATATTTCGCTCATGGGTATGCCCTCCCGATTGCAGATTGGTGAAGTGGGATGTAGGCAAACTCATCAAAGTCGGGCTCGTACTTGGCATGCTCAAGCATTGAAGCCATATGACTGAGAGGCATTGCAGCGCGATGCTGTTGCACAAAGGCAACCAAGAAGGTGCGGCCAGGCGAAGGCTCTTTCGCGCACATATCAATCAACGCCTTTATGCGCTGAGTCTGCTCGGTAAACTGCCTATGCTTTTGGTAACCCCGAGCCTCTTCTGGTGGGCTGGCTAGTGTGTGGAGTTTTGTTATTCGGCCAAGCAGATCACGACCGAGAATCTCGAGCAGGTCACGAGCAACTCGCTCGTCTGTTAGCCCAAGGCCGAAGCCGTACACACCACGCCCGTCAAAAACCTCAACCAGGTAGAAAGGTTTTTTGTTGAAGCTAGGAATCTTTGAGTCAATGACCTGGTTCATGGCCGAACCTCCGAGAGATTCGGCGCCACGCTTTCTGCCTGGCTGTTTTGTGGCGCGTAACCTTCATACGGACCGAACTGACCAAGACGAGCCAGGAACTCGTGCCCAGGACGCTCAGCCGATCGAACTGACTGGATCATGTCTGTTACGCGGTCGTTCATCCGGAGGAAGTTTTCGAATCCTTTTGCCCAGCCTGCTACCCACGAAATACGAACAGGGTACGGGGCTACTTCCGGCTCGAGCATCGCCTTCAACTCTAATGCCAGACACTCATCCAGCACGCCGGGGTAGGTTTGTTTTAATCCCGCGTCCTCATAAACAACTTGAACCTCGTAGTAGGTAAAGCCTGCCCGCTCATCAAAAGGCTGCACCGTAGGCGTGAATAACACGCTCTTGGGCACACTGACCAGCCGGGGTTTAGATTGAATGCGCTCAGTAACAGGCGACCGAACTTGTTTACTACGAATTGCATGTGCCATGATTCACACCTCTGCAGTTGTGTAGTCCTGATCACACAGGACGATTAGATGAGCCCGGTTCCCGCCGGGTTTGTTGCTTTCTGCACCGGGCAAAATTCATTCTCCGCCCGTTTTATTCCTCTGATACCTAGCCGTTCGGACAGGTAATCACGCCGCCTTGACCGACTCCTCCAGTACCAACAAGCTTTGCCGGACATGGCCAATCTCCTTCTGGATGTTTGCTTTCTCGAAAGGTGAAACGCGGCCATCCGCAAGGGCGTCATGGACGAGACGCGAAACGTCTCCGTACTCAGCCGCAAGGTGCACCAGAGCCTCGATGAGGTTCTTACTCGCCGGTCGCGCCTGCGGTACCAGGGCATAGCCCAATGTGTTGGCCAGGTGTTCCAGCGGTTCAACATTCTTGCTGTGCACCAGGATCTGGAGAAATTGCTCCAGGTTCAGGCGGTGCGAGTCATCATTTGGGTTGCTGCGATTGAGCAATGCGGTGTGGCTCATACCCATCAGGTGAGCCAACTGCTTTGGCCCCGCCTCCAGAACTGCCTCATGTATTGCGCGGTGTACCTGTTCCATTTCGGGAAACCTCTTCGTGGTTGTCGTGGCGGAACGTTCAGCTCAGGGCGAAGATATGCGCCCTCAATCAGGGCTTCTTTTAATCGGGATTAAAGATTTGGCTCTTGGCCTGAATTGCGCAGATAGGCCCAGTCAACATCGGGCCGGAGCTCTTCACAGGTCACCGCCCTGCTCGACTCCCGTTCGAGATTGATGGCAAGGCCTGGACCTGCCCGGCGAAAGCCATGGGCGATCTGTTTAAGGTTCCCGGCGCTGGTGCCGCTGCGCTTGGCCAACGACTCCACCGAAGGTGTGTCGAGGGACCGGATGAGTTCGAGTAGCGTCATGTTTGTCTCCGAAAGAAGCTCAGATTACATTTTGCTAATCTCAATAGCAATAGCATTTTATAATTTACTGTTTGCTAACGCAGGGACACTATTCGCCTATGGATATCAAAACTCTTCGGGTCGACGCGCTGCGGCGTGTCATCGGCCCACTCAGCCAGAAAGACTTCGCCGACCAGCACGATCTGGACGCTTCGTATTTGTCACAGATCCTCAATGGGCACCGCTCCCTGGGCGAGAAGGCAGCGCTCAACCTCGAGCAGAAAATCGGGCTCACGCCTGGTGTGCTGGTCAACCCGAATGGGCACGGGCCGGCGTTGATCGAGGGTGAGTACAGTCGTCAGGATGTGGTGCGAGAGGCGGCGTCGGCCTACCAGGCCCTTCAGGACAAGGCTACGCCGCGGGCAGTTGCGGTTATCGAGAAACTCGCCAGGGCCGCGGCGAAGGGAAAACTCAAGGAGGCGGACTTGCTGCTGCTTGAGGGCATAGCTGCCCTGCTTGAGAAGGCCAACGCTGAAAAGCCTTGAGCCAGATGCAAAAAGCCCAGCGTATGGCTGGGCTTAAGGACACGAATACTGAATTATCGAGGTTGTACAGTCAGGATTTCGCCAGGCTTCGCTGAGCGGATAACTTCCCTCTGCTCCTCAATGGCTGCAGTAGCTGCCATATGATAAACCGCCCGTCTTTCCTCCACGGACCCGTGGCGGAAAAAATCAGACATCTTCGACGAACCATGAATCTTCGTCGAAGCGTCTGCTGCATTTTCGCCTTTCATTGGGATTCTCCGTTCAAAATACGTTCAAGCTCGTTGGGATCATAGGGCTGGTTGACAAACACGTCAATTTCGTCAGCCGAAAGGTCAATGCCAATATCCTCGTTACCTCCATCGGTATCTTTGATAATTACATCGACCTGCAATGCTTCCTGGAACTCACGCTTCAGCGCGCACACAGACATTTTTGCGGCATAAAACTGTCTGACAAACTCAGGGCAAGGAATATTTCTTCCGTCTTTTTTCTCTCTCGCGAGAACAAACTCCCACGCAAGCTCAGGACGCTGGTACACGTAAATGACTTGGGCAGACCTGTTCTGTTTATCAAGGGCGCGCGAGATGTTTCGTCGCGCCACTTCGAGATTCGCGAGGGTCCCATCCAGCAGGAACGATTGGCGTTGCTGGTAAACCAGATCCAAGGTGCGCTCAACAAATGTTGTCACGCCACGCTGGAAAAGGCTGGAGTTTCGGCCCGTATACTCTGGGAAATAGTCTCTGAAATCGTCAGGATCAATTCGTAACGCGTTTGAACCTCCAGCCTGCATCATCCCGATAAATGCCCTGGACACCTCGGTTTTCCCCGCTCCTGGCGATCCTGCCATGAATACAGAAACTGGGTATTCATCGCTTGGGTACGTCTCCAAACACGCCAGTTCCCGAGCGATACGGGTTCGGTTTTGCTTTGCAAATGCCACAGCGCGTTCAGAAACGGCTTTGTCTTCCTGCGTCATGGGCTAATCCCTCAAAATAGAGGCGGGACTTTAACACTCGTTATCCTGCCAGGCATCCAGCGTAGTGGAGGTATCAGGCGAGCCTGGCGCCGGTGCTCGACCACCAATATAAATCCGATCCCTTAAACAAAGCCCGGCGTTGGGCCGGGCTCTCTTCATCACTATGCCAACAAGTCTGCGTCTCGCTCCCGCCACAGAGCTTCCAGCTTCGTCAGGCCCTTCCCTGTGATCAACGTGGAGCACGTTGGGATCGTGCCGTCGATTGGATGCTCGAAGGTGCCCAGCTTCACATCAAGCAGGCCGGCCTCGATCTTCGCCTGATACGGCTCGTTCGAACGGGTCACCCAGCCTTTCTGCCGCATGAACTGCAGCAGCCTGGTGCGGCCAGTGCCTATGAGCTTCGCAGCCTGGGCGGCGTTGTAGGTCTTGTGCGACACAGCGACCATGTCGTGAAAGGCTACCTTCGGTGCGTCCTGCTCCACCTTCACTTCCAACTCGTGGTTCTCTTTCGAGAGCTCTGTGTTGTCAGCTTCCAGGGCAACTACCTTGCGGACGTTGTCGGTCAGCAGGGCCAGCAAGACCTTGGGGTCATTCAGGCTGGCAATGTCGAAGGCGGGCTTGGCTGACAAAGCCTCCAACTCTTGCCAGCGGTCAACCAGGCGAGCCGTGAACTCAGGGCTGAGCTGGGCCACGATGATGAAGCTATCGCGCTTGCAGACCATGTACTCATTGGCCTTACGACCCAAGCCGTCAAGATATTCCACCACCGGTGGAGAACCAATAACCTTGCGCTCAACCAGTCTTTCGATAGTCCGCTTTACACTATCGTGGCGTGAGCTCACAAGATCGGCGATTTCTCGCGATGACATTTGTTGCGCCACGTTTTGCGCTTGCAGGAAATGTGGTGTGTCACTAGAGAGCTGCCCTGATTGGATGGAGAGATTATTCATCATGCTTTCTCCAGGCCTTCAGTGACGGAGTCGATAGCAGCCTTAGCAGACTCGACCGCCATGTGTAGCAACCATGCTTGACTGGGTGTCACAATATGCTCTGCCATGCCCGCGTCTTCTAACGCCTTTTTCACGCTATGAAGAGTGCAAGATGCCTGATTCAAAGCATCAACAGCGGGAATGCCTGGACGGACGCCGTACAAATCTTGCCCCTCAATGTTGCAACGCGCGAATGAAAGCCCCATGGTCACCGGTCCCTTGAAGGCGCCAGCATTGAGTTTTTCGTTTACTTCGGTATGCTTCGTCATGTGAATGTCCTCAGAAATGTTCACTGCTTCATAGGCCTCAAGCGTTGGCGCGCTTGGGGCTTTTTCATGCCTGTTGTTTTTCATGAACAAGCTCCTGCTCCATCATTTTCCTTAAGCGGAAAACTACCTCCCCGTTCGCTGTCCTTCCGTTCTCCTCTGACTTCGTGCTCAGCCACTCCCTCAGTTGAATTGGCAAACGAATCACCAGCGGAATTTTCTCTTGCCTCATCCTTAACCCCCGTCGATATGCGTGTGATCATTTGTGATCATTTGATACCACTTGATATCACATGTCAATACTGATCATTGGGGATCATTTGTTGTCTGATATAGTGATATGAAACACAGTAATTAAAAGGCTTCGAGGGCTCATGACCGATACCAGATCTTTTGCTGAACGACTCCTATGGGCACGCTCCGAAGCAGGTCTGACCCAAAAAGATCTTTCCGAACAAAGCGGCATTAGCCAACCTCAAATCGTCCGATATGAAGCTGGTCGCTCCAAACCCCGCCTGGGTGGCGCCCTCAAATTGGCCCGGGTTCTGAAAATGGACGCCTACGATCTGATGCCGGAACTGAAAAAGACCACTAAGGAAATCGAGATTCAGCTTAGCGCCGAAGAAGCCGAGCAGTTCGATACGGAGGCGGAAAAACTTGGCATTTCGACTGAAGAACTGATGCGAAAACTGACGATCATCGGGCTCCGGATGAAACTTAAGGATCCTGAGACACGGCGCATGATGGAAGAGGAATTTCCAGGCATGGTCGATCGGTTTGATGCGCTGCCAGCCCCAGATGATGATGGAGATATTAAGGTCGGTAATTAACCTCGTGTGCGACGTGCCATGTTTTTTCCGCCTATGATCTTCTCTGCTCAAACCGCTATACATACCATCGGACTCCTAACGAAGCGTCTGCGATTACGATGGTTTCCAATTATTCACACAAAATCGATAATTGAAAGGCACTAAAAAGGGCCATCTTCTTTCCGGAAATAATCAAGACGCAAAGTCTTCCGAATTAATCTTTGCTCGCTGATCGAGCCTCATGGGCAGCCACTGCCAACAATGTGTCGAGAATAGTTCTATCTGAATACCCTCCCCGCCCAACCATTTCCAAAGCGATAGGAGCGGTTGTTTTTCTAATCGTTTCCTCCCCTCCATCTCCCGTTGGAAAAATCAAGTTCGCCATTAACCTGTTAGGAATACTTACCCCTGTAACTTCAGCCCAAGAAGTAAGGTCTATAAATGGTAATACTCCAAGCCTGATCCAAGACGCAAAATCTGCTTTCCTATACTGCTTTGGTGAGCCTAGATAGAAATCATCCCTCGTCTTTGCAAGCCACACTTTAAAAGCCTCAAGCAGAATCGCATCTGGCATCGTTAAATCCACGTCCGCTATAGCATGTAGCGATGTTCTTTTTTGTGACATATAGAGTGGCAGATCTATAAACCCCATAACTTCATATGCAAGTTTTAGATCACTGCCACCTACACCGAAGTCGTCACGACTTATATTTTCCCACCACTGATTAGCCCTTTCCTTTGCTTCATCTCTGATCTGACCTTCCTGCTGTAAATACTGCCTATAAGTCAGCGAATGAATGGACTTTGCATATTCAGACTTAACACGACCATTCGCACCATCATGCCCACACATAGCAGACAAAACACTGGAATCCTTTAAAGAGATATTTGTTTCCCCCCATATCTCTTCGGCAGCCCTATATGCCAAATCCCCCCCAGCAACTTGCACCTCATTATTTTTTCGAAAACCAAGCATAAGAAAGAGCTGTTCCCTTGCAAACAGCTGCTCATACCACCCTGCACTATCAAGCCCCGCTAAAAACTCATAGTTATTTAAAGAAAACCAACTCGGAATATCTGATACTCCGCGTATAGGATTACTCAGCCGGGCCATTGACGCCTCCAATGCAGTCAACTAGGGATGCGTTCAGTCTAATGAACTCGTTAGCAAAATGTAATAGGGTCACGGGCGCATCCGAGGACCACAACCAGAAAGGCGATGCCAGCAGGCGTTGAGACGTGCGCTTTGGGTTGGTAGAGTCAGCGCCCTACCACCTGAATCATGGAAAGATGATGACCACACTGCGCTGGATGTTGCCGCTGATCGTTGCTGGCCTGAGCCAGACTGCATGGGCCTACGGAGAGATCGATCGCCTTACGGGGTCGACGATTGTTGCGTCAGGCGAGCTAGAGCAAGTCCACTGCCCAGTCGGCGGAAAATATGATTGCATGACGTGGCCGCACGATCTTTACAAATTCAGCATGCAGAACATCTGCTTCACCGCAAATGTGTCGTGCGGTTTCTCGTGCGAGGGCTTCATTGCTCAGAAGAATCAGGTCCAGACGTTGTACATTCTAGGCTCCCGTCTCGACAGCTCATCGATCAATCTCTACAAATGTCCCAGCATGTTCTGAGCGATAAACGTATGCACACTGAATATCTGGAATTATATTTCAGAAGACTCATCATAAAAACTATCCCTGCTGAAAGCCGAACACCATAAAATAATACACAAACATTAAAACATACATATTGAGAACACTAAGAATATGAACACCAACACAACCATAATACTCGCCCTGGTAGCTTTACTACTTTTAACGCTAATTTCAACCATACTCTACTATATGTATCAACGAGGCGCCGCCAGCGGTACAAAAAACCGAGAGACGGCCTCTGACAGCTTCAAAGAAAATAATTGTACACAACAAGGAAGTGGGAACTCATCCGGAGCAGGCACAACGCCAAAATACGATAAAAAAATAAAGGAAAATATAGAATATGAAATATCCATGCTACCAAACTTTCCAGCAGATGAAATTAATCTTGAAATACAGAAAATCATAACCAAGATAAATTCTCACAGCGGAAAATACATCGCAGCATCAGACTGCGCAAGCCTAATAAAAAAAGCAAAAGCACAAAAAACTCAGAAGCCTACAATAATCGTCTCAACTCAAAAGATAAACAACATAACGAACAACGAATCAACAGAACAAATCACGCCCACCAAAAAAAAACCAAGACCATAATAAATAAACACATATTTCAACCCCAAGATATTAGCCAAGAAAGTTCTCGCTTAAATCGCCCTGCGCTTTCTTCGCTTACCTTGGGGACACCACGGACGTTATCACCCACATATGATCCTCCCTTGTCTCCCAACCACTAAGCCAGCGCTCTGAGGGCTACTTTCAGGGCGAACTGACTCTCATACATCCGTCAAGGGTGGCGAGTACTAAGTGCTCGGAAGATTGCGTAGCTTTGGCTCCGCTCGACAGTATCAGGAGCGTATCAGCAGATAGCGAAAAGCCCGCAAGTGGCGGGCTTTTTTGCAGTGACGGATTAAAGCGAGTCGTTCTTTGTTTTTTTCAGCTCCGCGGTACATTCTGGGCTATTGTTGAATGCGTATTCCACCACGAAATAACCTTTGTCTCTGGCAAGCGCTCGAGCATCAATTGAGATGCTGCTGATATCGTTTTTAATTCCGGGCCCCTTCCACTCTGCCGCCAAAGTTCGGTCCTGCTTGAAAAGTCCGGTCATCCAATCATTCGAGTCTTTCCAGATGCTGCTCGGCATCAAGAAGTCATAGGTCTTTGGCTTCCCGTAGACAGTGGTCAGTGCATCTTTCATCGTGCCGTAGCCTGCTTGCAGCTGATGCCCGAAGTCATTTGTCTGGATCGTCTTACCTACGGCTCTAACAACACAAAGGCCGACCGTAGGAGATATGACCAAGCCATACTGATCAAAAGCATCATTAGGCTTAGGGGCCTTATCGAGCAAATATAGATTTTCAGACTCCTTGACGAGTCTTGGAGCTTCGCCTGTCATTTTTTCAATGACATCTGCGCTTATTCCCGCCTCAAACCCAAAAGGCCCAGCACCTGGAGGGAGAAGATCAGACTTGGATGCAGGTGGAGGCGAACTCACGGAGGCGCCTTGGGTTGCGCTCATAGTAGATGGCTGCACTGAAGATCGGCGGATGGGGTTCAAACCATATTTTGCAACTAGGTACTGCTGCTCTAACATCGCAAGAGTCTGCTCGCTAGTCGCTATAGCGGAGAGCTTCAACGCTTGGATGAGGCCGCCGCTGTAACCGGCTGCTTCAGCTTTAGCAGACGCTATACCTGCCTTTGCTTGAGCTATTTCACCAGCGAGCTTGTTGGCGAGATCATCGTCCACCTTGGAAGCGACAGTGGCTACGGTCACGTTAGCTTTAGATTGGACGGCCAAAATTCGTTGCTCTAGCAAAGCTTGATTGGTTTTAAGAATCTCAATCCGAGTTGATATCAAGTCCTTTATCAACCCGCCACTGTATACAGCCGCCGACCTGGTACCAGTATCAATATCCTGTTTTGTCTGCAAAAGCTCAGCTTCTAGGCTTGAAACATATGCCTTTTGCTCAGGAGTAAGGTCTTTTTCCCCGCAGCCTTGAAGACTAATGGCTGCTAGCAGGCAAAAAATGTATCCGTAATGACGCATGGCATCCCTCCCGTAATTGAGCCCGCACTTTACCATTCGTGGCGTACAGCCACCATTGGCAGGAGACGATGCTAGACTCGCAGAAGTCGACTGTTACGAGCCGTTGGGTGGCCATGAATTCGTACAGGATAGTGAAAACTAAAATAGGCTGGGGTCTGTTTCGGGCTGGCTCCGTAAAGCCGCTCGCAGAGGCCGACACAAAGGATGGGCTGGTAAAAATCGCTGCCCCGTTGATTGCAGGGAAGGCTGCTTCAGTGAAGATTCACAACGAGAACGGCACATTCCAGGAACTGAGATTTTAAGCAGAAACAAGAAGCCCGACGCCGGGCCGGGCTCGATGTAACCGCGTCAGAAACTAACGATGCTTGTTCTTGTGTTTATGCTTGTTGTTGCCTTTGTGCTTCTTACCATCCGACCGATGATTGCTCTCATCATCCGCCAGGTTGTTTCCAAGCGCGCCACCCGCAGCGCCGCCGAGACCTGCGCCGATCGTCGAGCCAGTCGTGCCGCCGAGGCGGTTACCGATGAGCGAGCCACCAGCCGAGCCGATACCGCCACCTAATGCGGCTTCAGCTCTGTTGCCTCTCTGAGCGCCGACAGCACTGCCGGCAGCACCACCTACGCCTGCGCCTACCGCCGCGCCTGTTGAGCCGCCGAGCTGTTGACCTACGATGTTGCCAAGTGCACCACCAACGCCTCCTCCAAGAGCGGCTGTGCCATCTCCGGCTGCCATCGCTCCTTGCGAAATGAGGACACCCAAAGCTAGGGCGGGTAGTGTCATTTTCATTTTTTTGAACCTCTATGGGTTGTCAGCAGGCGCTCACGGTTTAAAGCACGCCTAGCATTAGGACTGGAGTAAAAGTTTGGAGTTCTCTACGGGCGGTGCTTGCGGGCGAATGGTTGTAACAAGATATGCCGTGATGGATTCGGCTGCGGAGGTCGGGCTTAACGGGTTCACCAGGAATTGGGATGACCAGAGGAGCCGAGTGTGAATGGGCAGAAACAAGAAGCCCGGCGCTGGGCCGGGCGATGTGATCGTTCGGCAGACCGAGCCGTCCGACCACTAAATTAATGACTTGGACTTCGGTCCACATCACTCAGGATGGTCTTGAGGGATCCCCAATAGCCCGGAAGCGGCCATCTCTTCATAAGTTCGTCAGTGTCATGGTTAAGAGCTAGCCAATACACCAGTAGAACAGAAGCTTGGTTGAATAGCGGTACAGAACTGGATCTGCTCGCGACTTTCATGGAAATGTATTTTTTTTGCTTGAGTAAGGCCTCGATCTGTCCGATCAACTCAACTCCAATACAGTCTCGAAACTCATCAGCCAACACTGAGGCGCTTTTGTCATCCTGGGCCAAATGCTGGTCGCCGACGGCCCTACGGTAAACTGCGGTCAGCTCCTTGAGAAAGTCTACCTTGGGCCCGTTTGCCTCCCTCAGCAGCTCCATGGTTCTACTGAAAAGGTCGTCCGTCGTTTCCATGAGCGCCATACTTCGGGCAACATGACGCTCAGCCTTGAACGGGACAAATCCCGAGGGCTTATAGATATTGTCGTGAACCATCTCCGCATAGGCGTGCTGAAGCAAGGTTCTAACTTGAACCTCACAACACATGTCAACGGTAATGGTCTCCCCGTCAAGCTCTATGGGCGATACGGGACGAACTTCAAAGTGCTGTGATTGGTAGTCAAAAAGCTTGGTATTTCTCTCAATCTCTGCCGCAGTGTCCCTAGACCTTTTAGCTACCCACGTTTCTTCGTTTTGAATTATTTCACAAACGGTTTCAACCTCGTCCGCTAGCAACACTACAAACCGCACACCGACAAGATCAGTCATTTCTTGCAATGGATCGCTATACCCCTTTCGACCTAGCTTACCTAATGCTGACTCGAGGGACTTCACTCGCGGTTTCGCAGGAATTTTTATGAGATCAGCCGAAACGTTAGCGTCCCTTAGCTTGCCCTCAACCGTACCGAGGACATGGTAGCCCCACTTGGCATAGGCCAAATGGCTAGATTCTAGGTATTGTCGGAACGCTTCAATGTCCACTATTGCTGCCTTTCAAGGTCTCCCTTGATCGTGATAATCGTCTCACCGTCACTTGATGCGTCGATATTGACCAAATCCTTCGCCTCCCCTGGCGGAGTTATCAACCATACGCCGTTTGTAAATACGTATTTTCTGCGCCTCTTCAGCTTGGCCTGAATATAACCAGTGTCCTTGCTGACCGCGTTTTCAGGGAAACCCTTGCTGGTCATGAACCCAGCATACTCTGGGCGAATAGACTCAGGCATATGTTTTGAGGCGAAATGGGAAAAGCTAATGGTAGCATCCTTGCTTTTCAGCTCTGCACGCAAAGCCTCATGCAGGTCTAGCTTCTCGTCCGCGGTGATGGGTGCCGTATCAATATAACTTCTTGTAAATTCGAAGAAATCTTGCGTCAGTTTCTTAGACGAGGCTTGGATGCTCATGCCAAGGAAGTGGCTATAGAAATACGCGGCGGCACTCCTCGTTTCTGTGGCAGTCATCAGATGATCAAACAGGAAAGCTCTGAAATTGCCTGCCGAATGTCCGTTCGGACCGGCAGGCTTGCTCACGATTTCCACTAAAAAACCGATTTTGTAGAGGCGTTGGGATTCTGTAAGCAGAATATCTGAAATGTACTCAACATCCACTTGACCATCGTGCTCATTTGCCCGAAATCCATCCTGTGGCTCGGCTTTAATAACAGCCAGAAAAGGCTGGGCGTTTTCGCCCACACGACCGGCGATCACTGCAAGCATCCCGCCAGGAGCGTTCGTTTGTTGTTGCGCTGTGCTTAGCGATTCCGCCAACTCTTTTGAGCCCTCAATGAAGACCGTCTCCGAAGAATGGGTCATTCTGGCTGCAGTCTGGAAGAAACATGAGCCTTCACTGCTGGCGATCGACATCTCAATCCCATGTGATTTATTGCCCAAGGCATGTTGAATCCGCTGCTGCAACGTATCCAAAGCAGCCTGCGGCAAAACCACAAGTAAGCTACTGGTGGTCGGATTGACCAGCTCCTTTGTAGGGGACCTTGGGAAAATACGATGCACAATGACTCGCTCAACCATTACGCCGTCAAACTTGAATTGGCTTTCTATCGCTACTTCAGCAGCTGTCATATATTTTGCCCTTCCTATGCTGTTATGGCATCGTCCAAGGCAGGATTTAGAGTGCGTATGCCCTATCCTTGGACGTGCTGTTGCTCAATAATTTTCTCGCCCTTTCCTCGAGCGCTCTCAAAGCAAATCGTCAAGTCCCAATGCTGCGGCTGTAGCTGGTAATCCCAAACGTGTATGCGATTTCAAGCCCCATCTATGTCCTGACGGTCGTATCCACAGGAATCTAGCACCATTACTTCGCCACTACGAGTTCAGATCTCCCCTCTCCTGAAAAATTAGCAAATTGAGATCATCAAAAATTATTTGCTAATTTATTTAGCTTTTGCTAATTTAAAGCCACTCCTTCGCCACCTCATGGCGAAACAAGAGCACCTCAATTTTTTGCGAAAGCCAACAACGCGGCAGGCCCTTGCTCGCCCTGGAGAAAGTGAATGTCACGTAAACCCATCACACCGCTTCAGCTATTCAAAGTGATGATTTCAATCCTGCTCTACATCACCGCCTCGGGAGCCTGGCTGCTTTTTGCCGCCCGCGACCTTATCAGCAGCTCCTCGGATTTCGACGTGACGGCGGCTTTCTTCGGTACAGCCGTCTGGCTCATTGCAAGCGCCTGCTTATTCCTCCTCATCACCACGCCGAAGTCAGGCGATTAACCCATTCATTCAGCTCCTAATATTTTGGGAGTTCGCCAGGAGAGCATCATGAGCACCAACCAATACGATTCCCGCACCGCTGACAAGTTTGTGGTGCGACTGCCTGACGGCCTACGGGCTGACATTGAAGCGGCTGCGAACGCCGCGGACCGCAGCATGAACAGCGTATTCGTCCAAGCCGTGCGCCAGTATCTGGACGGACAGAATCGCCAAGCCTTGCTGCTGGAGGCGCTGGCAAGTGCCGTCGCTCCACTCCCACCTGCTGTGAGCTCGGGACTATGAACCGCCGCAACGGACAATTGGGTGAGCGCCTGATCGTGCTGTTCAACGCCCTGCAGCGTCGGGAAACCACCTTCGGCCAGATCTACGCCATCTCAGCATCGTGCGGAATCGACGCGCGCCGGGTGCTGGCAGACCACTTTCAAGGTAGTGCACCTCATGGCTAAGACAGTACTTCGGGTGCGCCTCAATGGCGTCGCGTTCTACATGAACACCGAGACCTCTTCGCCCGGTACCGGACACCGGAACAGGTATCGCTTGTTCAAGACAGAACATTACGGGCGCGATAAATCCGGCTGGATTCAGGTGGGGTCTATGGCTGGCCAGGAGTTGTTGGCAATAGAAGATGAAAGCGCCTTGCTGAAAGCGTGTGAAAAGGTATTCGCCAGCAAGAAGGCCCGCCGTTATGACCTGCATGGCGCTATACGCGGCAAACCCGGCAAGTGGGAGGGCGAGGCCTTTCCCGTTAGAAAATCAGTGCAAACAACGTCCTCCATCGAACAGTGATGACTCCATGACCAAGTCAACTGCATTACCCACCAGAGAGACCGCGCCTCGCTTCCTCAGGGCGTCAACTGCCCCTGCGTACCTGGGTATGTGCCGGGAAGAATTTAATAAGACCGTTCGACCCAACGTCCGCGAATTCCCCATTGGGAAACAGGGCGTTGGCTTCGACCGCATCGAGCTGGATGAATGGGCAGACTCCTGGGCTGAGTCCATGGCAATTGAAAAGCAAGCCGATCAGGACAACAATCGCCCCCGCAGTGAGCGCCAGGGCAAGAAGAAAGGAGAATTGCCATGGCCCAAAAAGCAATCACCGGCCTCCAGCAAATGCCGAACGGCATCTGGAAGATCGACAAAAAATACAGAGGAGAGCGAATTCAAGAGAGTACTGGCACTTGTAACCGCGCCGAAGCAGAGCAATACCTGATCCACAAGCTGGAGCAGTTGCGCCAGCAGAAGGTGTACGGCGTCCGGCGAGTCAGGACGTGGCGGGAGGCGGCGACTCGCTTCCTGCTGGAAGTGAAGGATCAGGCTTCAATCCACATCTCGGCCACCTATATGGAGCAGCTCGACCCGTTCATTGGCGATATGCCGCTGACCCACATCGATGACGATGCGCTTGCACCGTACGTGCAATCGAAGCTGAACCCGGCGACGGGCAAGCCAGTCACGAACAGGACAGTAAACATCGCACTTCAGCGGGTTATCCGGGTTTTGAACCTATGCGCTCGAAAGTGGCGTGACGAGGAACGACGACCGCTGCTGGATGTGGTGCCGATGATTTCCCTGCTGGATGAGAAGACAAACAGCCGTAAGCCTTATCCGCTTTCGTGGGAAGAGCAGTCGATCCTGTTCGCCGAGCTTCCGGCGCACCTTCAGACCATGGCGATGTTCAAGGTCAATACTGGGTGCCGGGAGCAGGAGGTTTGCAAGCTTCAGTGGAATTGGGAGATTGCGGTACCGGAGCTTGGAACGAGTGTGTTCCTGATACCGGCTGGATTTGGGGGAAGGAGCGCAAGAGCTGGAGTCAAGAATCGTGACGAGCGCCTGGTGGTAATGAATGACGTCGCCAAGTCAGTGATCGAGAAGCAGCGCGGTATGCATCCGCTCTACGTGTTCCCGTTTGGCAAGCCAGATGGTGAGGGGAATGAAACGACGGTTCACCGCATGAACGACTCGGCCTGGAAGAAGGCGCGGGTTCGGGCGGCAAAGAAGTGGCAGGAGAAGTTCTTGCGGCCGGCGCATGACGGCTTTGCCAGAATCCGCATCCACGACTTGAAGCACACCTTTGGGAGAAGGTTACGTGCTGCTGGCGTGACTGAGGAGGATCGGAAAGCGCTGCTCGGCCACAAGAACGGAAGCATTACCAGCCACTACTCGGCGGCAGAACTGGATCAGCTTATTGCGGCGGCAAGCAAGGTATCAGCAACCGACTCGCGCGCACCAGCGCTGACGATTCTGAAAAGGAGGGAAGCGTGAAGAAAAAGGCCAAGGTCACTCGGAAAGTCACTATGGCAAAAACAACAAAGCCGCTCGAAAGCGGCTAAGTCATTGAAATATATGGTCGGGACGGAGTGATTCGAACACTCGACCCCTAGCACCCCATGCTAGTGCGCTACCGGACTGCGCTACGCCCCGACTAGGCGTGTTACTGGGTTCGCTTCGCAACGAAGCGATCAGGAATATACCGCAAGCTTTTGAAATGTGGAAGTATTTTAAAAGCCGGATTTACTTCTTCAAAACCACCAGCACATCTTCGAGCTCGGAGATCATCTGGCGGATCAGCTGTTTGTACTGAGTGGTGTCGTCCTTGGCTTCATCACCGGACATGCGCTGACGCGCACCACTGATGGTGAACCCTTGGTCGTACAGCAACGCACGGATCTGTCGGATCATCAGCACATCCTGGCGCTGATAATACCGACGGTTCCC